GCCTTAAATTCTTCAAATAGTTTAATGTGTTTCATTCTCCTAGTTCATCCAGATAGTCGTCATCGTACATCCGGTCTATCTGTTCTTTTAATTCATAGACTCTCCACTCATTCTCGAGCAGATCATCGTTACTAATCTTTCCCTGCTTAAACAACTTTCTGGCGTTGGCTAGATCTGCTTTCGCTCTTTGCAAAGCCCTGTTTAATTCAACTTTAGCCTTCTCTCTGGTTTCAGGTTGTTGAACATGCTCCTCTTTTTCTTCAGGCGCATCTATCAATTCCTCAATCGAGTCCTTGATTTTAATATCAAACGTAATTCCTTTAAACAGGGATGCAAATTGTTCAAGTTTGCTTTCCATACTACATTATTTATGTTGAGTCTACTAACTTATTTATATGCAGCGTAACCCTTTTCTTCAGTTAAGGTTGAACCACTTAAACTATCTATTCGCTTCTTGACTAAATTTCTGTCATCGTTAGTGTAATAAACTGCTCTTGCCAATCTAATAAACTCACTACCAAAATCTTGTGCTCTCTCACAATCTCTAATATCGTCCTCTATTTTCCATAGATTGCGATTTACTTCTAATAGATCCTGATATGCTTCGGCAACCAGGGCTTCATTCTCTGAATCTGACATAATCTTATCAACACATGGAGTTAAAGTGTCCCACTCTTTTTGAATGTTAACTCTTTTTGCTTCATCGCTGATATTCTCTAATTTGATCTTTAAGATGGTGTGCTTATCTAGGATCTCTCCGTTTGAAACTTCAATTTTCATATCTTTGTATTTAATGTATGTTATTTATTCTGTTTAATCCACTCTATTACATTTAGAGTTGGCCTCCAGCCTAATTCTAGACCTGCCATTTTTATATCTGCTCTTGATCTTCTAGGTTCTTGTCTTGCTTCAATGTGAATGATATTACTATCGACAGATCTTGCAATCTCTATGATAGACAGTTCTTCTCCAGAGCCCAGGTTTAAGATAAAGTGATTCTGCTTTGCCATTGCTAGCATCAAACCATTCACTACATCTTTCACATAGATGTAATCTCTGGTCTGCAAACCGTCACCAGTTACGGTAATCTGCTCTCCTTTTCTAAATTGATTCTGAAATCTGGCAACCGCTGGTGCGTAACTGCCTCCCATTGGCTGACCTTCACCAAAGACATTAAAGAATCTTAGGCATGCAGTGGATAGTTGTTCATCATGCGCTAGAGCCATTTCAACCTCGGCTTTCCACTTATATTTAGCGTATGCTGACATTGGATTTAAGCTGGTTCCTTCATGAGTTGGCACTAGGATAGGATCACCATATACTGCAGCCGTTGATGCCATCACAACTTTTCTAGCTCCAATCACTCTAGCCCATTGCAGAATGTTTTGTGTTGCTGTTAAGATGCTTCTCTTATATTTCTCAGGGTCTCTTAGTGATTCCTCGACCGAAGTTGCAGCTGCTAGATGGTAGATTTCATCCACACTACCGTTTAAATCTATGTGCTTAGAAAAGCCGGTAGAAGATACATCGACCTTATAGAATTCTACACCTTCAGGTATTCTAGAAATCAGGCCAGTTGATAGATTGTCTAACACTACAACCTTCTTTCCTGCCTCAACTAATTCATGAACCAAGTGGTGGCCAATAAAGCCGGCTCCACCCGTAACTACTGTGATTTTTTCCATTCTTCTATTTCTTTAATTACGCTTGCACCTGTAATCTTTTTAGTACATTCAAATTGTTTCTCAGTGCCTTTGTGTGCAGGGCACCAATTCCAGTCACCTCTATCAAAGTGACCCCATTCCCAGCATGAATTGCATACTGACTTATCTATAATTCTTAGGGTCTTATCCTTAAACTCGCACTCTTCGGGTGTAAAGCCACTGATTAGGACAATCTTAGCGCCAACTGCCCATGCCAACCAGCTTAAACCACTTGATAAGCCAATAAAGTATTCTGCATGATGAATCCAGTTTTCAACGCTCTGTAAATCCTTTGGCATCTCCTCTACTCCACTTGGATAATGATTGCCCATATAACCATCGCCTTCATGAGAAGCCATGAAGACTCTATATCCATTCTGCTTATGCCAATCTACAATCTCTTGCCAACCCGTTGGATTGTTCCAGTATTTAGCTTGAGCAGTAGAGTGAAGGCCTATCACCACATATTTTTCTTCAACCGGTCTACTGGTATCAACAAAAGATAAGCTAGGTCTTAACTCCGCGTTACCAGTAAAACCTAGAGCGTCAGCTGCAATGTCTCCAAGATACTGAGCTCTCCAGTCTCTCTTGTTTAGGTGAGGATACCAAGCTGGTTCACCTTTAGCTGGGTCTCCCATGTGAACTCCTAACTGAAATAAGTGATCGTGTTCTGGCAAAGCTGCGCCAGGCTCTAGGCTATAAATGTCATCCATGTTATAGTCATCCCAGTTAAATAAGAAGTTCTTAAACGTCTTCACATAAACCTTGTCAATTTCTTTCTGTTCTTTCCAGGCTCTAACCACTTCCATAAAAGCCAGTGTATCTCCTAAACTAGAGGAGTCAAAGTCCACTATGCAAGTAGTCTCTCTCAAGTCTGGTCTCCATTCAATGGCACGATCTGACCAGGTTGCAACTACTTTCCAGTCCGTATAGAACTTAATAGATGGTTTAGCCCAGTGACCTTGTTGTAAATCTTTACAAGTATAAACAAGTTGACCCGTTTCATTATTAAAGAATTGAACGTCACATGCTTCTGTATGTAAATTAGTAAACTTGCAACCGTTATCAAACCTAACCTCGTATCTTGTGCTAGGGGCCTCTTCTGTAAAATGTCTAAATTGAGATAGTTGATTTAATTTCATATATAGTTTTTCATATTCGGTTGCAAATCTATGACCATCTAGGCCGTTAGGTAAACTCTTGTTTCTTTCAGTTGCAACGAGCTTAATTAAATTATCGACATCTGTGAAAAGATCGCCTCTTAAATGTGTAATTCTATGCTTCCAGTGCTCACCATATTGAGGCATATTAAAGGCCATCGTTTTGGTGCCATAGGCAGCAGCTTCAGCCAAGACAATCGGGTTACATTCCCAGGTTGAAGTAAATAGCATCACATCACTGGCAATCAACCACTTATAACCGTCTGCTCTTTCTCCATGGATATGGCAATTAGGTGGCACTGACTCCATCAGAGGCCTCCAGTAGTGTTCAAAATTAGAGGCTTGATTTCCAATAAAGTGAAATTGATAAGTGTTACCATAGAGCTCATATAGTCTTCTCGCAATTTCAAGAGCATAAGCTTGATTTTTACCGCGAGTCCATAGGCCTATATTGCAGATATGAAATTCGCCAGTAGTTCTATAGCCCCATTCAGTTAGAATCTCTTCTCTGGTTTCTGTCGGTTTACCAAAGTGTAAATCTGCAGGAAATTGAATCATCTCTGTCATGACCTGCTTCTTTCTGAAAGTCTTTTCTTGATGTAGAGCAACGATCGTAGCATACGCATCGGGCTCAATCTTCTTCATTTCATCTGGCTTGAACCAAACGTTATGACAGGTTTCAACAATCTTCCAGGGTCTTATTGGTGCGTATAGGGCCTTCTGTATTTCAATAGGAAATGGTGAGAAGCCATCAAATCCTTCTGGAATCTCATCCAAGTGAATAATATCGATGCCCCATTCATAGCATAAATCTACGATCTTGGCTCTCTTCTCAAAGAAAGTTTCGTCTGATTCACCTAAACCACCCATTGACATAAAGTGGTCCTCTGGAATCAACTTAAGTATTTCATTACGTTGCACAACATAACAATCAGCATACATGCTCCATTCGACAACAAAGATTTCATGATTGGTCCACTTCTTCATCATCTGAATTCTGCGAAGAAGAAAGGCTGGCATGCCACCTGTCGATAAGTGCGGCGCAAGAAATAAAATCTTTAGAGGCTTCTTAGTCACTCCTAATAGGGCAAAAACCTTTTCAATCTCTTCAGTTCTCTTTTCTCCATGAAAAACTTTAATCTGGCTCTTATCCGCAGGTAGAGTATAGAAGTCACTTAGGCGATTTAATGCGGTGTTCTCAACTCCTAAGAAGTGTTCTACGGTCTTCGAGCCTTCAATGTTAATATACACCATTGGCAAGTGTTTGTCATCTCTCTGCCACACTAAGACATTAAACAGGGTCTCTTCGTGAAAAGGTAGAACCCTGTAAGTATCGAATAGTTTTGCAAACGTATTCTTAGCCTCTCTCCAAGTCTGTAAGAACTCTTTACACTCAGCGTTACCAATTAAGATGTTAGTGGTTCTATAATTAGGGGTTCTCTGCTCTGGCTTCATGCCAAAGAATTCCATTAAAGGCCATTCAAGGGTTGCTGTAGTGTCAGTGGTGCCGTCCTCTTTCCAGAATGGGTTACCAATAAGCTGTTCTCCTTGATACATCATCGCATACTCCTGTGGCCCCAGTGTTGCCAAAGGATAGTCACTAATCTGCTCCATATAATCGAACAGCTCATCGATGTTTGTGTTTGCAACACAGTCCGCATCGACATAACACCACTCCTCTATCTTTGAATCGATGGAGTCAATCATCACATCGATTTTTGCAGCTAGAGTCATATAGGTTCTATAAGTGCTGCGATTAACATACTGATTGCCGTTCTTCTCTACAAAATCTGATTCAGCACTAATCGGTAAGCCCAGGTCCATTCTTTTACAGATTGCAAGCTCCTGTAATTCTGCGCCGCCATCGTAATCTATGGTATAGACTACCAATGGATAGTTAGAGTATCGTTGAATACTCTTTGCTAGGTTCAGAACCACTTGCTCGTAGTTCTCGGTGGTATGTGTAATAAATGCTCTCATTAATATACAATTTGAACTGAAATCAGCTCACCTTTTTCATTATATGCTTCTACTCTAATATTGTTTCTAATCTCGTTTAAGAATAGTTTGATTTTGGTCCTAACCTTTAATTCATGTAGGTTATAATTCATGATTGGAGCGCCGTCTAACTGTTTCGTTACAATCTTAATGTTCTCCATATCGGTGTAAGGTTCTAGGAGTAGCATGTCCTCCATAAACTCGTGTCCTACCAATTCACCACCACTAAAAAAGTTCAGGTCACTTAACATTTCAATACGACTCTTGCCATAGCCGGCCGGTACATGAACAATAAAGTCTCCTGGTTTCCAGGCATCGTTGTTTGTTTTTGGAAAGTGGTGCAGCATGAACGGGCTTGTAGTATACCAGAACCGGTTAAATTTATCAGGAGCTAAGACCTTAATGCCCGCTTTAAAGTGAGCCTTATCGGCGCTGTATCTAACTTGTCTCATCTCATAGTCAAAGACCTCAATCTTGTCCTCGGTCTCTTTCGCAGCCCAAACATCATCTAAGAATTGAATGGCTTCCGGGCAGTTTTTAACCAGAAACTGAGCTGTCATTAAGCTATGAGTTCCGCCGGAGTTTAAGATTGGTGTGTCTGGCTGGTCTTCATGACCTGAGATAATCATAAAGTGCTCATTGGACAGGAAACGTTCCAACTTAATAGTAGTGTTCATAATCAAGCAGTCTAGGTCTATAAAGAAAACCCAGTCATATTTACCTGACTGTAATAGCTCTTTAACCACTCTAATTTTTTGCCAATGTGGAGTCTTCTCTAAGCCATCTTCAATTAGAACTGGCTCAAAGGAGTAGCCGTGAATCTGGCAATACTTCTTAAAGTTAAGCGTTGTGATATCAGCCATTTCTCTATAAGCTTCATTGTAGATTGTAGTGACACATATTCTACTCGGCTCAACTTGCACCAGCTCCGCATCCTCATACAACTTTAACACTGACTGAAACACTTGGTCTACCACTGGATGACACTCGAAAGTGGGCTTATTTTCTAAACAGTGGACCTGTGGTGGCACTCCGTGGATACTACCGTGCACTTGTACGTTATACTGCATGTTACTGGAACAGAATAATGAGCAGGGTCCACCAACATACTCATATTTATAATCCTGTGAGCCTTGTCTCCAAGGAGCCCGCAACTTTGGTGCGATTGAGGAGCCTAATTGAATGATATTCACATCTGTGGTGCCGGCTACATGTAAAATTCCAGAGTCCATTGTAACCACTGCTCTCGCTCTATGATTCATCATCCACCTTAATTCTGCCACGTCATTATCCGGGTCATCTAACAGGTTAACTCCATACTTAATGTTGATGTCCATCACCGGCTTATCAACGTTAAAGAATCCCTGCTCCTTGCCACTTCGGCCCACCGCTACAACCGGGATTCCGTTAGCGTTTAATCTATCCACTAACTCTTGCCATTTTGCAACATCCCAGGTTCTTGAAGCCCAGGTAAAAGTTGGATGAATGATAACATAATCGTGAACTTCTAACTCGCGTTGTCTTTCTACAAATAGGTCTGTCTCCATCTCATCGGCTTGTAACATAAAGCCTTGTGAAACTGCATGAAATTGACGAATGTCCATGTTTGAGTAGCGCCATTCTATGGTCTCGCCGCCTGCTAATTGATATGATTTACCAACAATCGGTGAAAATAGACGATGAACCGAGTTACATTGAGCTGCCACGCCCTCATTATATTCAAAGACCTGTGAGAACCATTGATGGCCCTCGAACAGTTCAGGTCGGGTTGTAAATAAAATCTTGTGCTCGTTGGGTCTGTATGCAGCCGCAATTTTCTTACAGGCTGGGATTGCTGCGATAGTATCACCCAAAGCAGCTGTGTCAATCCAAATTCCAATCATAGATGTATAAGTTAACTTTAGTATTTATACACTTTAATAGGGCTTTGTTTACTCGTAGGAGCCTAGTAAAATCTGCAAATCTTGATATGAATCCTCTATTAAGTCGTACACAAGGTCTTGATTTCGGGTGACGTGCTTTTTAAAGTAGATGTTAGTGTTCTGCTTTCTAGAGGTTAGAATGCAGATAAATGTATATTCGGGTTGAATCTTTAACAGTTTAGAGAAGGGTTTAACTTGCCATGCTTGGGCTTTAGCGTCTCCAACCAGAGCAAACCTGACTCTGACATGAGCCATCAACTCAAAGCGTTTACTATCAATCTCAGCGAAAGGTAACTTATCCTTCGCATCATTCTTAATACAATACAGGCTATGAACTACACCTAAGTCGTATTCCATAGCCCTTTTCATAGTGTCAACATCCATCGGCTTACTGATATATGGGCTCGGAATGTTTAATTTAAGTCTTTTAAGCATTGTTTAGCTTGTCAGGGTGAATAAATCCAGTGGGTCTATTATCGTCTCCAATCGTTCTTTTAGACGGCTGTCTATTAATTAGACCTCCGACGTATGGATTGGTTTCATTTAGAAATTGATTTAGATCTCTTGCGTTCTCGATGATTTCTTTAGGCTCAACTGAATCAATCTCTAACTCCTCTTCAATAGGCTCGTCAATAAGAACCGGTTGTAACGTAGAATCATTGGGTCCATTATTCCCAACAGGTCCTTCTAAACTGTCGACTTTAGTTTTTTTTTCAACCTGATCAACCTTTAACTCTGACTCAGGCTGTTCAATGCTCTGAGGTTGAGTCTTATCTGGTTTGATGTAGTCTACTAAAGACTTAATGAAACCTAAAGCCACTAGAGGTAAAATAGCACCAGATACAAAGGCTAAGATTCTTTTTTGGTATAGAACGTCCTCCTCTATTAGATTAAATAACTCAGACCACTCTTTGTAATCGGTAATGTTCTTAAACGCATAATACATGTTACCTTGCATTTGCATTAAGGTGATTGTAATAAACAGGGCCCACACAAGTCCCTTGTTCATTTTATCCAGTGTGATTAGTGATGCTAGAGAAGCGGCTGCTCCTAGCTCAAAGGCAACTGCAAGAGACACTGCTAACCAATATGGATTAGACATGCTAAAAAATTCCACTACGTGTATGGTTGAGATGACAGATACGGCTAAATATAGGGCAACAAAGGTGCCTATTACGAATCTGTCTATTATAACTTTATTCATTTCTATTTACTTTTTTTATAGGGAAAAGCCTTGTTCATTGACTGTTGTCTGGCTCCGCATCCACAATCGTTAATGCCGGCGACCTTTGCAATTGCCTTCACTACCCTAGAGATTCCAGTTGCATCAGTGAACTTCTGAACGGTGTCACCGAAGCCCTCTGATTTCTTTTCAATCGGCATTACTTTCCTAACTGCTTTAATTCCTCATCGATTTGAGATTGACGTTGCACATCTAACATTTTTCTGTCAGTGGCTTGAATCATCCGCTTCTCAGCTTTAAGACCTTCAATCTTAAGGTCCTTTTGAGTTGGTAGAGAATCAATCACAGCTAAGTGCTTCTTAACCTTTGTTAACTCAGAATCAACTGAGCATGATTTAGACCAGGTTAAAACTAATAAGACGATGATTATCTTTGATGCGTGTTGTGCTAAAAATTCGTTTAACTTTTGCATAATATTACATTTTTATTGTTGTATCTATATATTTCAGTGAAGTAGCTTATATTGCACTAATCTGGTTTGAAACTCCTTAAAGTAAAATTTAATATCAGATTCTGTTAGGCTGAATACCTGTGGTATTGCCTCTTGCTCGTTTGCAATCCAAATCTCTACGCCTTTGGGCCGCGTACCCGTTCTCTCCCAGAATGCAATGGTGTAGGCTGAGGCCTGTATAAAGTAGTCTTGAATCCAGGCCTCGGTCTTCGGCTTTCTTGAGTTCTTATAGTCAATGACAGTAACTCCACGATCTGTTAGTAAAGACACGTTATCGACGGTACCAGCGTAACCTCCGCCTTTTACTGACCATAGGAACTTCTCGGCTGCGAGCACCTGCTCTACTCGGTCAAAGAATTGACTTGAATTGGTGTAGAACTTCATAAAGAACTCAAAGCCTTGTAAGATGTATTCCTCATCAAAGCTTTTAATCTCCCTATCATTTCTCAGGTGCCACTTAATTGACTCGAGTCTCTCCTCTTTCGAGCCAGTTAAAGGCTTATATAGCTCGATTAGGCGGTGCATGACGGTGCCACGGTTCATTGATAGCTTAGAGATTCTGTCTGCCTCGGCCTCACCGACTTTCTGTCTCCACTTATCTAAGCCTGATTTGTCAGAGGTTTCTCCAAGAACTGAGGTCACTGACGGAAAGGTACCCAAGATAATGCCACCTTTAGTGACCTGGTAGTGTCTCTTGCCCTTGATCTCGATTCTCTTGATCTGCTCTTCTATCTCCATTACTCTTTCGGTAAGAGTGCGTACATGGCTTGAATTGAGTTTGAGATCCATAACCAGGGAACCCATTTCACAGCGGCCCAGATCACAGTACCCACAACGGCAGTAACCAATGTGTTGACTAAGAAGACTTCACCATCAACATAATCCCTCTCAGGATATAGAATGATTAGGTATGAAGCGGTACCCTCGACTTTAACGATCTCTGGAAAAGAGGAGTCGGCTAACCCATACTTTAACAAGATGTTGGTGATGGGCGATAATTGAGACAGGACATAGGATTGTTGTAATAGCTCTTGCTGTCCTAACACTTCTTCGGGTAGGTTAATTACAGTATAGACTCTACCTAAGTAATCAACACGCAGGCCCTCTGCCTCCAATTCTGTTTCAATGGAGAGAGAAGCCTTGCGATACTTATAAAGTAGGATCGATTCTTTAATAAAGTTATACCAATATGTAATAATTCTGATCATAGTCTTTATACTTAATTCTTTAAGAAGGTTTATTTGATGGTCCAGAAAGTACCATAGAACTCATTGGTGACCTTGAACTCGACGCGATTCTGCTCCGCAAACTCATCGACGGCCGGGTTAACTCCAAAAACTCCTGAGTACTCTAACTGATCTGGCGTTGCATGATTGAAGTGCCAAATATGCTTGTCCTTACCGTTATCTAAGAAATTAGGGTCACCATACCAGTCCATTCCAATATAATCGTGACCAGCAAACAGGCCACCTTTCTTTAACTTAGGCCACCAGGTCTCCAGGTCTTCTTTAACCCACTCGTAAGCATGATTGCCGTCAATGTACACAAAGTCCAGTGAATTGTCCTCGAACAGTGAAGCTGCTTGTGTTGACAGGGCTCTGATCATGAATGCCCTGTCTTCATTACCTGCGATTCTCGACATAGTTTCTAAATATGCAGTACTATGATTCTTGTGGTTAGAGGAGTCAGCGTACTCTGCCTCATCCAGTTCTCTCCAAGGGTCTACCAGGTACATTGTGCCTTGCCAGTTCTCTAATAAATGTTTAGTGAACTCTCCTTTGAAGACTCCAATCTCAACACCTTTACCGTTAGGATAGGCCTGTAAGAGTTGAGGAATCAGCTCTAAACGATTAACGTCTTGTAGTGTTGCTGTTTTAATTGCTACCATTATTAATTTAGTTTATGTAGATTATATGTATCATTACATCTTTGTTTCATCTAAAAAAGAAAAGGGAACCCTGTGCACAGGTTCCCTCTAACTTAAGCCGTGCGTTACAGTTTTGCACATTGCCTTTACGAGTTTTTATTCACTAGCCAGGAAACGGCGATCGGTCGCCAAAGTGGTACAGTTGTTCAAAGATAATCACTGTCAAACTTGATTCTTATTCCCTACTTTGTTGATTTTTAAGATGTAACAAAGGCGCTGAATCCACGCTACTATAAACCATCTACTGGAGCGAAAGACGAGGATCAAACTCGCGACCTACGCCTTGGCAAGGCGTCGCTCTATCAGCTGAGCTACTTTCGCTTTTTAAAGAAGCCTTACGACCTCTTTAATAATTTACAGGATACGTCTTTTTGCCTTATAGAAGAGTAAATTGCTGAATGTATCCTTTAAAATGGGGTTAACTATTTTGTAGTGTCTACAGCTACTGAGTCAGTCGCTAAAGAATCTGTTTGAGTTGAGTCTACTTGAGTTGAATCAGCTGTTTCTGTTTGTGAATTAGAACCACAAGAAACTGTAGCTAATGAGATAAAAGTTACTAATGATACTAATGCTAATACTTTTTTCATGATTGTTTTGTTAAATGAATAATAAATTTATAATAGTTATACTTGGTTAATTAAAAAAGTTTCAAGATTATGCTGAAAAAATAGCATACATTGCGCAAAAAATAACAGCGGCTAACATGATAACCTCCATGTAATCTTCTTGTTGTTTAACCCGTTTAGGGTCTCGGCCTTGTGTTCTATTTAAGTCTTCCATGATATTATTTATATTAATTATACTAGAATAGATTAGAAGGTTTCATATTTTTCATCCCAGGCTTTAATTTTTTCTAGAAGTTCTTCTATTGTAATCGAGCAATTCGATAATTTTGAAACGTTATTATTATGTCTCATTAATTTACAATTAGCAGGATGAGAAATTATTTTTGGATCAATATTATTATCATATCCATATTTGACGCTTACCATGTGATCTCTACTAACACCGTTTAAATTATTGCCTCTATTTGCTGCACTGTACCATCCGTACTTTTCAACTAAACTGAAATCGAACTCACCTGGATAATCTGACAAATTAAATTTAAATGATGCATCCACTCTATAATTAGATAGTCCTGATTTATCCTTTCTTTTAAATCGTGTATGGCAATTGGTTGAACAAAACTTTTTAGGTCTATTGTGTTCAAATTCTTTTAAACAATGTTCGCATTTACATTTTTTTAGTGTACTTTTTTGTTTTAAAGATTCTGAAATTTTTTGTTTAGTTTCGATTGATCTTTTTCCTCTGTAATTGGAGCAAGATCTAGAACAAAAGTAATGTTTTTTCTTTTTATTTTCTCTATATTCTATCTCAATTATATTAGAGCATGTTTCACATGAACATTCCACAGATTCTTTTAAAATAATCCCATGTTTCTTTTTATAAGAATCTTTAAGTATAGAAGATGCTTTAATTATATATGCAGATTGATCTCTGTGTTTCCACCTAACATGGTTAGCTTTTATCTTCTTATTGTCGAATATTTCACCACACTCATCACATTTTATAATTTCTTTCATATTCTATATATCTAAGAAATGTGGAGAATATAGCAATCGAACTAAATACATTGTAAAATAAAAAAGGCCTGTGAAATTTCACAGGCCTTAGTGGAGGTAGAGGGATTCGACTACGGTTAATCTCTTCTTTCGAAAGAGTGTCGGACTATATCTTCATCTCTAATGAGATGCTGGACGCTAATGTGGTTATTAAGAAGACTTTACTTCTCCACTAGTCTCTGAACCTTCTTAAGATGTATCTTAAGCTTGGCTGCTGATTGTCATATCATTTCTGACTTAGATTTCCAGCAATTCATCCAGTTTTTATTTAAGTATCACTACTTAAATGGGCTCTTTATCAACCCACGACCCCCTGCGTGCAAGGCAGGTGCTCTAAGCCAACTGAGCTATACCCCCATTAAATAACTGTTAGCTAGGCTAGAGCTAACAGCCCAAGAAGTATTACTTCTTTTTACTTTTCTTAGCCTTAGCGTCGTTCTCTTGAAGAGACTCGTTTACTTTGCTAGTGTACTTGTTTGCGTTTGGATCGCCACCTAAGTCCATCCAACCTGCAGCTTTAACATCTTCAGATGTAGTCTTTACGTCAGATGCAACCGGCTTCTTAATGATAAAGAACGCAGAGATAGCAACGAATGCAGTTAAAATGATGATTAATGTTAACATATCAATTTATTTATTTTTAATATAACTTATATATCTACTTTTCTTTTTGTTTCACGCTCTTTTTCTCTTTCGCTGGCTTCGGTAACTTAGGCTCTCTAATTACTGAAATTTGCCACTCTGTGCCCTTCGTCTTCTCCGTGCACGCTTTACAATAATAAGTATTATAGGTGCCTTTCTCTGGGTGGCTCCTGTGCATGTGAAGCTGTATCAAGTACATCTCTTTTATGTCTAACTCTATTAGACACTGAGAACAGTTTGCCGTATTAATTGCTCTTTTTGCCATTGTGCTTTAATTTGAATTGTAACCAGAATAGAGGAAACCAGATTGCCTCGTTCAGTCCACCGTTATGCCAGTCTTCCCGTCTTTCAGGATGCCACTGCACTCCCAGAATATTTCTGCTCTGGTCCACCATTGCCTCCGGAATTGGAGCATCCATCGGTGCGTTATCTGTGATTGAGTAGTGAGTCACCTTAAAGTTTTCTGCAACCCTAGAGCAGTATTGGTGATGTCTAGAGTTAACTGGAAACTGATACATTGTAGTTATGTCCTCTACTAGGTGATGATGACTAAGGTGCTCAGTATGCTCCTCATCAAACTCATAGTCTGGTGTTGAAGCGTGAGTCTCGGCCACAAAGGGGTGAAGACTAGTGACCTCGCCGCCGAAATAGTGATTCAGGAGCTGCATGCCTCTACAAACTCCAAGAATAGGTAGACCCTTGTCCAGGGCCTGCTTGATCAGATTGGTCTCAAACAGGTCTCTCTTCAAGTTAACACCAATATCTGCGCCACCACATAACACTAGGGCTCCTACTATCTCGTCATCGGTTTCAGTTAGGAACTTAACACCTAGATCTCCTTCCTCTCCTAGCCAATTTAAGTAATAGCCAATCTCTGCATTTCCTACCGGAGGTGCTATACTTACACTAAAATGTTCTCTTTTCTCCATATACTGCTTTTATCACTGGAAACCTGAGTGAATGCGTACCTTTTTCATTCAGTGTCTCTTCAAAGTATTGAACGCAAATAGTCTTACCGACAATCAACTCTGGATTCTTATAGTAGAGTCTACGCTCCTCTTGTGAGAAACCAGAACCAACTTGAACCCTGTTTCCTTTATGAGTTATATATACGTTTCTTAACATCTCCTCCTCAACCTCTTTGCCCTCTACGATAACCCTGTTAAAGCCAAACTCTACATCATCTACCACATACTCAGCGTCATGCATCTTCTTAATCTTTAAAATATCATCGGATCTTTTACCCTGATATGGAGCATCTTTTCTGATCATTAAGCCTTCCCACTTCATCTTGGCTGCCAGCTCCATGGAGTCTTGAAGTTGTTGCTCGTCCTGGATTAAGACCTGCTCGAGCCGTGTAATTGAGTCAAACTCACCACTGTAATTCTCGAACCAGCCTTGTAGCCACTCTTGACGTTCTTTAAAAGTTCTGGTTGAAGTTTGAGTGCCGAACTCCTCATGAGTTAACATATCAAAGACCATAAATTTAGGTCTTTTAATAGTGTGGTCCTTGCGCTTAATCTCCTTGATAATACCCTGAAAATCTTCATTGCCGTTAGCGTCCATCATACAGATCTCACCATCCAGAACAATGTCTTGTGGAACTCGCTTCAGCTCATCGGCAATCACACCTAGGGTCTCAAACTCATTTCCAGCTCTGGAGTAGAAGTTCACATCTCCATTGGCTTTCAACACTGCAATACAACGAACGCCATCCAGTTTACGAGAAACATACCAGCCATCTTGTAACTTAACCTTCTTCTTTGACTTCTCGTCGTAGGTATTGGCTAACGCAACATCAAATGTTGGAATCGCACCAGGGATCACCTTGTTAATCATAGAGACCGTTGATCTGGTCTTTAAGTTTCTATCAATCACATTATAGATTAACTCCTCGTGTTCTTGATTCGCCTCGATGAAGGCCAAAACAGCCGATATAGCGCGATGGCCGGTAATAGCACGAAGATTAAGAGCATCCAATAACTCAGGTAAAGTGCCGTAACTATTAGATCCCTTGCTAAGCTCTTTTTTAAGCTTCTTACAATTGCTGGACGTAACATTGTATCTTAAGAATGGGTTATATGTGTAGTTTAATAGCCTAACAATGTCAAGATTAGTTGCGTATTTTCTAATAATGTCCAACTTGTCCGTGTTAGAATTGGTTTGATTTGATTCATCGATGAATTGACGTAAAAGGTTTAACATAGATTGATTGTTTAAGATAGGTAAATATAACTAAAAAACCCGAGACTAAAAAATCTCGGGCTAATTATTTTTAGTTAATAATGTAGATCTATAAATAACATATCAGTATCATCTCCATATCTACATCCCGACCAGGCTGGATGATACTGCTCCATCGAGCTTTCATCGTTGTCGACAATATACTTTGCAGGGTTCTCAATCTTTGGAAAGTTAGGCTCTTCTCCCCTTAACCGCCTATCAATCTCCTCATTCATGAGTTGATTCATTCTCTCTGAGTTTCGATAATGCTCGCCTTTCTTTAAGTAGACTCCCCAGTCATGATTTTCATAGTAAACGTCTTCTACTCTTTGAATCATTACCGGAGCTGTGACCGGAATCTGATTCTCTTCAATGAATTTTAACAGGTCTCCGACCGTTAAGAAATGTTTCATCTCTAAAACATCTTCTCTACTTAATGTTCTCATTCTCTATGAAGTTAAGCTCGTTTGTCTCTGGGTTCCAGTCAAACGTGATAGGTTGATTTGTATAGTTATATCGCTCATCTAAGATAGCAGCGTTAATAAAATGAGTGTGACCGTTGAAGTAGTAACCATAACCTCCGTGAATGTGACCAAAGACGTGAATCTTAGGCTTAATCACATCAACCCGGGCTCGCAATAACTCACAGCCCAGATTAGGTTCATTATAAGGAGCTCCCGACGTGTCACCATAACCCATCGGTGGACCGTGAGTGATCAGAATATCTGTGTTTGATGGTATCTGTTCCCATTTCGACATTAGCTCTACGCCTTTTCTTGGCAAGTTAAAGGCCCAGTTATGAAACCAGGGTTGCCATGGGCTACCATACAGTCTTACCGGCTCCCAATCACTGTTAATAAATAACATTGACTCGTCCTGTAAATACACCGGGTTATTATAGTCCTCTACTATCTCTAGTGCTTTATCGGGTTGCAACTCGAAAAGTCTATCATGATTTCCAGCGATAAAGACCTGTGTTCTATACTGAGTCTGTGAGTCAAACCATGACATGAAGTCCTCGATATCGACCGGGTCTCGTCCTGAGTTCATTAAATCACCAGCGTGAATCAACAAGTCTCCGCCTGGAAGAAATGCAGGCTCAATATATCGCTGTTTAGTGTGGGTATCTGAAATACAAGTAATTCTCATTATGCTTTAAAGTTAACTTTGTCCGAAGATTCTATCATCGCGTAGAACTTCTTCATACAAGACTTAAATGATGGTGTTTTACCCGAAGGTGTCTGTAACTTTGTGATTCCTGGAGATTTAGAGCCTACTTGACCCCAGATCACGTAATATTTTGCTCTGGTTGACAAAGCACTGTAAACGCTACGAAAGCGGTTCTCCTCCAGTGAGATGTTTGACTTAGCCAACTTAAATACTTTGCCGTCCTTCTCTACCTCAAGAAGAATCTTGCCATGATGAATTCTATCGTGTACTTGTTCCATATTGATTATATGAGAATATGTGATTTAGTTTAATTTTATGAGTATTTAGCGATCACCTCTTCGCACTTATCAAAGAAGTATTTTAACTTTTCATTGAACCTGGATTCAAAATTATGGAACACTAAATCCTCATACGTATTTCCAAATCCATACTGCCTACCATCTTTGAATTTCCAATGATAGTGTAGCTCTTCACAGTGGGTAAATCTGATAAATCTAACCGGAATTCCCGTTTCATTGGCAATATAGGTTAATTCCTGTGTATCGTCTCCTCGATATGTGACATCAAAGGGAGGCATGCCCATTTTATGATACAGATCCCTTGATATAATAAAACAAGCGGGAGCTGCAAAGGGTTCAAACTCATATCCAGGGACGTGAGCTGAAACTTGCTCAACTCCCATGATTTTATCTTTTCCAGTTTCTCTAATTACGTATTCTAAAAAATCAGGTCTAAGCGGAATTGAGTCAATGTCAAAGAAGATAAAGAAATCAACGTTTTCAGTACGAGTAAGATGATTCATGAAATCAGCGTGTTGCTTCTCCCAAAATATCTGATTTATTTTAATGTTAAATAGGTCAAACACTCTCTTCTGTGCATCTATTACGGACTGATCTATATTAAACATATAAGGTGCATAAATACCAACCTTAAAACCATCTACTATATTGTATTCATAGGGCTTTTCAATCCATGGGTTCTGTGTTATGATCTTATAGATCAATGGAAATTCTACACCATCTATATAGTACTTTTCTTCTATCAAGGGTATGATTCCATCCTGTGATTCGGCAGATTGTTGTTTATAAGTAACTCCATCTTTAGTCCACTCCGTTAAGAACAAATCAGTGTTTTCAATAATTGCATTTCTAAATAGAAGAGCTCCATCTTCCCTGTATCCAAGTGTCTTGGGTTGATTTTCTAAGTATTGTAGATCATGATCTCCTAGTAACAGTATTACATTGTCATTTTCTCTGGCAAATTTTACAATCTCTAAAAAGTTATCAATCAAGTTTTCGTTCAACATTCTAGAAGAGTCGAAGTAATTACCGGTAAAGATGATAGTTTCTATTCCTTCTTTGGAAACGTTCTTCCAATCAGATCTTCCGTGTGTTTTAGGAAATATTAAAGTCTTTTTCATTTTAATTGTTTAGCATTGAAATTGAAGGAAATCTATTGTCAATTACAGTGTAACCCGCTCTTTCCTTTATAGAGTTGAATGGAACTTTATTATACTCCTTCATCCACTCGATTTCATCACGTTCTACACTTCCACCCTCAAATAGTATTTTTGATCCATTGTTTAATCTATTGTGTAAAGCTTTCTTGGTGATTAGTATTGTATCTCCATCATTAGAAATGTCCAGGTGTAAAAGATCAAATTGAGTAGGGTTCTCTAACCATTCATAGTAGCTCATTTGTTTAAATTCAACCCAGTCCTGTAATTCATACTTAGAAATATTTTTAACAGTTTCATCTCTAGTTGAGTGTTTAAAAGGATAAGACTCCCAAAGATCATAACTTATAATCTTACCTTCTCCTAAATCTCTAAGAGCCATAGCCATCGCAACAGTTGAGTAACCATACAAGCAGCCAAACTCAACTATGAGTTTGGGTCTATGTTCTATTACCTGATCATACAAAATCTTGCCTAAATCGTTCTCTCTGTAAGAAGACTCTATTTCTGGATTCTGATACATTACCAACCTTCTTTTATTGAGTTTACGATATATTTCCTGTCTTCATCCGTAACCCACCAACCTACCGGGATCGAAATTATCTTATCTATAACCGAGTCGAGATTAGGCAAGATGGTTCTAAACTCTTTTACACATGTGTGTTGATCATTTCGTTGGTGAACCTGCGAGGTTGAGATTCCTTTCTTTTCCATGTGTAATTGAAATGCTTCTCTGTTTTCAACTAGTAGACTATAAATCCAGAATGAACCCTCTGCCCTATGATTTCTTTCTAAGAGCGTGATACCCGCAACTTCATGTAATTCCTTGTCATAGTAAGCTGCGTTCTGTTTGTGTCTCTCGATGATCTGATCTTTCTGTTTAAAGTTTTCAACTCCAATGGCAGCATTAATATCGTTCATGTGAAACTTAAAGCCCCATTCTTCAATGTCTGGTTCACATCTAAAATCTCTACGAGGACTGTCTCTGTCAATACCGTACCATCTTAACTTCTTTGCTCTATCATACCACTGCTTATAAGGCAGGGTTAAGATTCCGCCATCTCCCGAAGTGACGTGCTTGATTGCCTGTAAACTAAAAGTACAAATATTTCCATGTGAACCTATTAACTTGCCATCGTATTTAGCTCCCATTGCGTGTGCACAGTCTTCGATTATAATAGGTTCAAACCCGTATAGATCAAAGCACTTTAATTGAATCTGCTTTAAGCGATCTAGGTCGATCGGGTAGCCACCCCAATGTACTACAACAATCACCTTGGTTTTTGCTGTTATTTTTCTTGCCAAATCATCGAGATCCATGTTTAGCGTAGCTGGATCAATGTCTACCCATTTAATATTGAATCCGTTTGCGAGAATAGGCCAGTTTGTGGCAGTGCACGTTAAGGGTGTTGTGAGAACCTCATCTCCTTCTTCCATTCCCGTCCACCAAGCACTCTTCTTTTTTAGAAGATGTAGGGCTAAATGCTCCGCCGCCGTCGCAGAATTCAGAGTCAAAACATTCTGGGTGCCAAGGTAGTTGCATAGCTCTGATTCAAATTCATTTACAACCTGACCCTGCCCAATAAAGCCACTTCGTAGAACCTCGCTGACTCTACTAATAGCCTCCTCAGACACATTAACTTTGAATAAAGGTATTTTCATATTCATTACACTAAGAACCAGCTAAAAGCAGCCTTGATGATAGAAAGAGTCACTTCATGATAGATAAACCATTTTATCCATACAAGCGGCCAGAAAAGAAAGTCGATGATAGACCAGAATACACTGCCATGAATTTGATAGCCGATCATTGCCGTTGGTAGGGTAAAAAAGATACTTGGAAATGAAATAGGCCTGAAAGTATAAGTTGTTTTCTTTGACATATTAATACGTATTAGTAATTTGCATTGTTAAAATTCTCGAATCTCTTTCTCGTGATTCTACGCCTAATGAGATAGATTTACCATAAGCATCTGCCTTGATAATGGTCTCTCCATATTCATCAACTTCTGTTGAAAATCTTACAAATCCTGCACCTTCAGCTTTTTTATTAGAGCTGACCATATCACTATGTTTGATTCCGGCGGAGAAGACGATGGCAAATCCATCGACGATTACATATTTTGCTGCGCTTAACATAACTATTTTTGATTAGAATTTAAGTAGACCCCGAAAATGATTACCATGACGCATAGAGCATACTTAGAAAAGCTGACTTCTACGCCATAGATGCGATCTAAGACAGTGTAGCAAACCAACATTAATGCTCCGGTCGCTGTGAAAATAAAAGGTTTGAACTTGTTCATTTTAGATTGGTTTAAAAGCCATGTTCTCTGCGTAAATCATACTCTTCTTTGTCTACCTCGGAGTAAACGTTGATGTTTAACCAACGACCGTCACCGATATCGTTTAAGTACTTCCAAGCCTCCTCAGGATTCCATCTCTTACACAACTCATATTCGGCTTGAGTCAATCTCTCAACGGTATTGATTAGACGTTGATACTCTTTGTACTCTTGTTGCTCGTTATAGATTTGCTCTTCGCTCATGTTGTTATTATTTAAGATAGGTAAATATAACTATAATTGCCGAAATAAAAAAATATTTAGGCAATTATTTTTAAGGCTCTTTTAAAACGGGCTTTGAAGGTAAAATACTCAGGTTCTTCTATTTCTTTTACAAATCTAACCTTTTCTCCTTCTTTTAAAGAATCAAAGTTGTTCCACTTTTCAATATAGCCCAGGGCTGTATTGACGCCGGCTTCGTTACAAGTCTCTGTTAATTTCGCAAAGAACTGATCATCACTTAATGACGTATAGTTATTTAAGGTGATGATTGAAGGCCCGGTGCTACTAAGTTTGAGACTTTTTGGAATTAAAATTGGAAACATCGTCGTCTTGTTTAATTGTTATAGGTAAATATAACTATAATTCCCGAAATAAAAAAATATTTAGGCAATTATTTTTTCATTCAGTACAAAGGCTTTATCTGCCCAGGTTTTAGCTTCAACTAATTGATACTGTGATTGGCTGTATAAGGCTGTATTTAACCAGCATGAATTGATAGTGCCAACGGTAAGATTAGCTAAGATAGTCTCATCGATCACTGGAATCTTCTTGCCTTGACGAGCAAAAACTGTCAACCAAAATTCAGTTCCTTCGGGTTGAAATTGAACTGTCATCAATGAGTTTTTCTTATAGTCAGCTACCAAGGTCTCTGGATACTTAAAGTAACGCTCATTCTCAAAATCACGAGCATCATAAACGGTTAAGAAACCTGCGCGACATTTAACCACAAAGCGAAACTTACCAGAGTTATATCCTTCTAATACGTTCGTTACATGAATGTCTTTTTTGTTAGCTAAGATGATGTTTGAGTTTTTCATAATGTGCTTGTTTAATTGTTATAGGTAAATATAACTAAAAAACCCGAGACTAAAAAATCTCGGGTCATTTATTTTCAAAAAAGTTTCAATTAATTTACAATCTTTATCTCTCTACCATTTATAAAAAGCTGCTTAATCTCGCTTAAACTTAATTTTGCAATGTAAGCCGCCGGAGACTTAATCTTATCATAGATCATATCTCTGCCATCTTTATAAATTATCTGAATCGTTGAGCCACCGGGTGTAGCCGCTAGAGGATTTGTTCTAAATTGGTCTCCTACTCTCATCTTATCTTAATTCAATTCTATCTTTACTGCCATCGGGTTTTGAGTAGACGATATATTTAGGCTTCAACTCGTGCATTCTATCTCTAAACATGTCAGCATACTCTTTTCCCATTCCCGGTTTCAGGTATGCGACCGTCATGTGTGGGTGATAGTCTGGAAAATTCGTAGTGTGAGGCAGCTTACACAGCTCCTTGTTACAGTCATGTAAATTATCACCGGCTACATCAAATTTAAGCACATCAAACTTCTCATTCTCAAATAGAGAAGCGTTCTGAATCGTGCAGTTACCAAAGGCGTAGTTCTTCATTACGTTCTCTACCACTTCCGTCGTTACATCATCGTGTAGACCATATAATAGAGTGCAATGTGGCTCGGTCTCGAGACCAAAGCTAGGGTCTTTCGGGTCCACAAACACGTGCTCAGGATCGATCTTATCGTGCAGTTCTGCCATCTCTGGAAAATCAAAGTATAGCATCGCACAGCCATAATCATAGCCCTGCTTCTCTTCATTGACCTCTTCTTGTTGAGACTCAAATAACCAGGTCACATAGTCTTTAATTAGTTTCATCTTTATTCTATATTTTTTATATGTATCTTAGTCCCACCAGCTCTCCATGCCTGCACCATCGAACCATTCATGCCATGACATCTCATCGGGGTTCCATTGCTTGTGATTCTTTCCTTTGAAGATTTGCCATAACTCTTCCCACTCTTCTCTTTCTATTTCACTTGCTCTATCATACACTCTACGGTTGTGCTCCTTCTCCTCGGGTGTAAACGTATCTATTAGTCTACTTGTACCATTACCCAGGTCTTCGAACTGCCAATCCCGGTGAAAGATCTGCCCTAACTCAGCCTCTGCTCGCTCAATGAAATCTAATTCGTTCTTACCATTAATAATCTGAATCGCTCTGCCTATCTTCTCAATCTTCTTATTTAGGCTCTGGTCCTCTTCTATTCCCTTCTCAATCAGGCCGAGTTGCATAATCTCAAGAGAGGTCTTCAATGCTTCTAGAGTGTAATGATAATCCCACCATCTATGAGACCATAGTACCTTTCTAAATCGGTATATGTTCGAGAAGAATTGCCATAGGTCTCTTCTAAAAAAAGAATAGACTTTATACAGCCAACTCTGTTCCCAATAAACCCGTTTAAGGCTTTGTTTGAATGTATCTGAGAAATTTACCTCCATTTTGATCGCTTTAGTGGTTATATAGATAAAATGAAAAAAGTTTACAATGTACACTAGAGAACAGATTGAAGCGTCAATGCTTAAGAAGAATTATAAATGGTTTACAAACGGAGACCTTGACGTTAATATAGTTGGCATTAGAAATAAAAAGACTAACGATAAGGTTACTAACCTATTCGATGACCTAATCACTATTAGTTTTAAAGAGGGCGGAGAGTGGAAGTATTTTGAATGGGCTATTACAACTGACCCAGGCACAAAGGCAATGATGATGGTAACTAATCCAATCGGAGTTGCTATTCTAAAACCTGGACAATATAGAAGTGCCTATTATATAGGAACGCATAAAGGTAAATATGAGGCTCTTTGTCAATCTAAGCCCTTAACCGTTTTTAGAGATGCTAACAAGGATACTAAATTTGATGAGGTTAAACCACAAACAGGTTTATTTGGCATCAACATCCATAAATCTAATTCTAAAACTGAATCTACTTGGGTTGAAAACTGGAGTGAAGGCTGTCAAGTTTTTAAAAGAGCAAAAGATTTTGCTGAATTTATGTCTATCTGTAAAAGAGCTTCCAAAATTCATGGAAACTCCTTCACATATACTTTACTGGAAAGCGATGATGTTATCTAGAAAAATATAACTTTGCCTCGGCTTGTCTTCTTCTTAACAGGCCTTTTAGCACTTGCTTTTCACCTTTCTCATCTACTTCTCCATCGCCGTCATCGTCTTTACCGTTGTGAGCTCCGTCAGCCTTGCACCACTTTAAAAATTCAAGCTCAATGGTTGGGTCATTCGGGTATAGATTCACTTTCTTTAACAGGGTTGAGGCTTTCAAGGCTGAAACACCTACGTTAAAACAGAAATCAACCAGAGCATCGAATTGATTCTGCGTAATTTTAGTTTGAACAAAAGTATTCACTGTCTTCTCGTACTCCTTTAACGAATTTAATAAGAGCTCAGTGGCTCTCTTTTCTGTAACAGGTGAATCCTTTAAGGTTACTGCTTTGCCATTCTCGTATCGGGTACAACCATATCCAATGGTGGGAACTCCGGCCGGACACAAATATGGTTTAAGCATTAACTGTTCAAACTCCTTCGTCATTGCGAGACCCTTTGGGCTCATCTTAAATGTATTCATTGTTAGGCTTTTTTTAATTGAAGAAAGCTAACCTTTGGAGTTAGCTTTCAGTGCTGTAGAGGGTGGAGTCGAACCACCAAGGGGCAATTAGGTTAAGGACAATAGCGCTTGCAAGCTGGTGGTCTACCCCGATATCCTTACTTTATTTCGTTATCCCCACCTTCGAGACAGGAAGTGCGCGTCTGCCAATTTCGCCACTCTACAATTTAATTTAGCTTAATAAGCTTCTAATCTTTCCACCTAACTCCTGATCGTTCGGTGTATCTCTGATTAATTTTCCTGGCACTTCAATGATAACTTCATTGATGTTATGCAGTCTATTACAATCTTTACATGTTTGACCCAGACCATCTACGTAACCAAATCTCATATCTACATGATCGTTGATGTCATAGGGTGTTTCTTTGCCACACATTACACAAGTTTCCTTTGCCATATCAATAACTTTTTTTCGTTCACTGTATTTAAGCTCTTCACACTTCCAGCATGGTTGAGTGTCGGTTGTGTTCCAGATATGTATATCACATTTAGCCATCTGTTTAACTTATATTGATCTGTTTACTTTTGTTTCAAGATGTACCAGCTTGCCCATTGTGGCAGCTCTTGCTCAGGTAGCCATTGTAATGCATCATTAGGCTCTTCTACTATATGGAGCTGTAAGCCATTCTCGGCTACAAAACGATCAACGGCCGTCTTCACTCCAAAGTTAGAGATGATTCCACTACCACAGTCCATTTCAACATCAAAATAATCATGACCGGCTAGCATGCCTCCTACTTTAATTTTCGGCCACCAGGTCTCAAGATCCAGCTTAACTCCTTGTGTAGTATGATCTCCATCTAAGAAGATGAAATCGAAGGCAGCACCTTCAAAATACTTAACTGCTTTACCTGACTCTGTTCTTAGGATCCTGGATTGATCTCCGTACATTCTAAGAGTGTCCTTTGCTAATAGATAGGTCTTCATTGCATTCTCTGAGTAGTACTGCTCGCCATCCTGGGTAACTCCTGGAATTAATGCAGCCCATGGATCAATGGAGTACAGTCTCTCGAATAAGCCTGTGTCTAATAGATACTTACTGAATGCAGCGGTCTCAACGCCAATCTCAGCACCGATTAAGCCCGTTCTGTCTAATAAATAGGGTAATGTTTCTCTACCTTTCATCTTCTTTCTTTTCTTCAACTAGTTCGATTTGGGTCTCTTCCTTCATTAACTGACATTCAGCACAACAATTTCCCGTGCCATGTTGCACGGTTTGAGCCCCTGTAAAGAATGAGAGTAAGCCAAGAAAGAATAGGCTAAGCATTTTCTTCATGGTTTATATATCAATAATTGTAGATGAAGCCTAGGCTCAGAATATCGTTCGAGTTGCTGACCCCTTTTAAGTTAAATGACTCATAGTTACCGTAGGAGTTGACATTGAATGAGAGTCTCTTTACAATCGGCACCGACACCTTCAAGTCATACATATAGTTATAGTTATCAAAGTCTTGGAAAGTAGGCTGATAGAATGCTTCTAAGGCGTAAGTTATCCGGCCTATATTTCCACCAACTTGAACCCTGCCAGAGTGTCTAAGACTTGCAATATCTAAATTGGACTTGTAACGAGTATTAACGTAGATTGTAGCGTAGGACAGGGTTGAGTAGAAATCTTTCTTCTTGATAAGATAGCGGCCTCCGCCGAGAGCAAACTCATATCTGGTGTCTATTTTTCTGGATAAGATGCTAGAGAATTGATGATATGCAAAGATACTCCAGTTCTTTTTTAAGTATCTGGGCTGAACTCTAAGGGTCAGGTCGTTGATAATTACAGTGCCGTTCTCAAGAACATACAGATACTTAAGCAGTGTTAAGTTTTCTACATGCTTTCTAGTAATGGAGTACGAGTTATTAACGTTGGCTGCAATCTGAGACTGCCCGTTTATATCGGAAAAACTACCATTTAACATAATTGAGGCCTTGTGTCTAGTAGTGTCCTGCCCTAATATGCTAAATGATAGTAATAAAAATGCTATAAGAAATTTCACTTAGAATGTTTCACCTTTTACAGTATCTATCCATTCTGGTTTAATATTGCATAAAAATTTTACAAATAATTTAATACAATTTTCTACGTCTCGCTTGTGAGCCATTTCACACGTTGAGTGCATGTATTTTAATGGTGTTGCAACAATTGCCGTTGGAGTATTCTCTAAGAAGAATGCCATAGTGTCATTACCATAACTACCAACCTGTAACTGTAAGTCCATCGCTGACGCTTCGGCAATCTCTCTTAACTTAGAGATGATCATTCTATGGTTCTGAGCTGTGAACTCTAGAGTTGGGCCTTTACCGCCTTTCACATCGGAGTCCTTCGCCTTGTTCATCTTTGGTGTGTTAGTGTCATGACAAACATCATGCACCAGTGCTAGGTCAGCCTTTAAAGATTTGGCAATCATCTTTGCACCGTATAAGCCAACCTCTTCCTGTACTGAATTAACTACATATAAATCATAGGGTAGGGTTATTTTTAGCTCTGTGAGTCTTCTCAATGTCTCTGCGATAATGAAACCGCCAATCTTATTATCCAATGACCTGCCAACATAGTAGTCTCCAAGTTCACTAAATTGATCGTCGAAAGTAACTACATTGCCAACCTCAACTCCAAGCTCTAATACCTTCTCATCGGAGTCAACACCCAAGTCAATCCATAACTCATGGTACTCAGGTCCTAATTCCACACGTGAATCTCGAGTATGAATAGCTGGGTGCCCAAAAACTCCTGGTACTTTCTGCCCTTTATGGGTGTGAATTAGGACAGTTTTAGAGGCAGCAATCATGTTATCTGAGCCGCCGTGTCTTGCAACTCTAATAAAGCCTTCTTTCTCGATTTGAGTTACAATCCATGCAATCTCATCACAATGGGCTTCAATCACAACTTTATATGGTATACCCATTCTATGTTGTAAAATAGGTTGAAAACCTTGAACTCTGGCAACTGCAGTGCCATAAGCATCTACCTTAACTTCATTGGTGAATTGTTTTACGTAGTCAACCCAAATTTGTTGACCTTCGGTCTCTTGTGCAACCGGTGAATAGGCATTTAAGTATGCCTTCAAGAACTCATTACTTTTCATATTGATAAAATTTAGTAGGCAAGATGGGATTCGAACCCACATTTTCAACCAGTTACCTTGCTCCGACGTATCAGATCGGGTGGATACTTGCCTGAGTAGAAGGTCACCGATGACACCTTCAATGGAGAGATTTAACGTGATTTGTCTTTATTTCAAGTTGCAGGCCTCTCTTATTCACGAACCCGATTCGGTTTTAAGTTTCTTTCTAATCAATTTAATAGTTGAACTGCCGTCTTCTATATCTAAATTGAATTCAATGTCTTCTGGCTGTAAAGAGTAATGGCAATTATCTTGATTCCATAAGTAGCAGATGATGCCCTCTTTAAATTGTTGCAGGTCAGTGATCTTAATCAGTGGTAGATGAACTGTAAAGTTAACAGGTAAGTACTTATCATATAAGTGTTCTCTATACTCTTCTAAAGCTTTCCATGTAGTTGGCTCCTGATTTCTTTTCCATTTACTACACAACCAACTTTCCGTTGCTTCTGCGCTCAACCTATCATACTCCTTTCTCTCTCCCCACAAAATTGAGTGCACGTTTTCTGTTTGACATGCATCAATACTTAATGTCGGAGTCTTAATCTGATAAGCCACAAAGAACCCTAACTGATAGTCCGGGTGTAATAGGTCTAGGTTTTCTGCTGGATTCATAAATAAGTGCATTTCAGTGCTCATAACTTTACATTAATGCGGGACTGACGGGAGTTGAACCCGCTCCATACGCAGTGACAGTGCGATATCTTAACCGTTTGACCTCAATCCCAATTGAGTTTGCTGATTAAAAAGGAATCGAACCTTAAACCTGAGCTCCAATTACGGTCTCTGTGCACCTTTACACCATAATCAATCGTCAGTTTCGAACCTGACATACATAGGGTAATTAAACCTATGTTTTGCAGTTCTAATGGGAATCGAACCCATCTCGCTAAGTCACTTACTTCAACCAACTACTCCTTATCGTGTACACCTTAGAGCCTTTACGGTTGACCGTCACGTTAGCCCACTCATTGTTTTAGGAGGCGACCTAAACAACTATAGAACCAAAATAATGTAACTAACATAGGTGGAACTCAAATCCTCTTACTCTTGTTTCCACGTTACCACATCACATATCACCGAAGGATTATCCGTAACATATTAGGCTCTCCCGCTAAGGACATTATGTTAATTACATTGAGCTTCCAGTTGGACTCGAACCAACAACCTCTCGATTACAAATCGAGGGCTCTACCAATTGAGCTATGGAAGCAATTTAGGAAAGTAGAAGATGGTTCAGTGGACATCTACTTTTATGATTGGCTTTACTCTGGTGAATACTTCTAAACTCCGATTATGTCAGTCAGCATTCACTCTCGAACTATCGACATAATCATTCCCCAATCAACCTATAATTTATGTATCAGTTCCATACCGACCTATTAGGAACTATTAGGGTCTCTTAGACAAGGTGCACAACCCATCCGGCTATAATGTGTTCTCAGTTACTTGGCTTCCTCCATAGTTAGGAATTAAAACGGGAATCGGACCCACCTCACTAATGTATGCCTACATCAATTTTCACTGCACATTTGATACAATACTTTAATAAATAGAGTGCTTTATCCCTTTCCACTACCGGCCCATCCTCACCGGATAGACCAGGTGGGACTCGAACCCACATTCTCTCTAATTATTTTGCAGTCAGAACAGGATTCGAACCTGTACGAGGGTGGTAAGCTCACATTAAAGTCGTTAGATTACTTTTCCCACCTAATTTCTCCGATAGCAACTGTTGCGTCTACCATTGGTTGGAAACTTTCATCGTTTTACCACATATTGTGAACCTAAACCATTCCGCCACCTGACTATATTATTTTTTTAAACCAATTAGAATCTATCCAATCATTATATTCTGATATTTTTACCCATTGTCTAGAAGTATATTCAATGTTTATAATGTCTTTTATATCGGTTATTGTTTTAATACCTGGTATGATAAATTCACCCAATTGTTCATCCAATGGATTTCCCGTTAATTTTACCTTTTCTCCTATTTTAAACATAATAATTTATTTTGTAGTCAGGACAGGATTCGAACCTGTATCTATCGTGCTGCACCAACAGAAGGTCCCACGTTGCGTCTACCATTCCGCCACCTAACCATGGTGGATGGATTGCTTTTTTATAGAAGAGCTCGCCAACCTCAGAACTTCTTTCCTCACCTGAGATTATAGTAAGTAGATATTCACAGTTTTTGCTTTCAAAAACCCAACGCGTCTTACCGCTTAAAAAGTCAACACTTACTGGGAAGGAACCGTGTCCCCGTTCCTTTGTTCCCATGAGACTAGTATCCAGGGCGAAAAGTCCATGCCCTATCCATTGTTAAATGAGTCTTGGATAAAAGACTGCTGAGTATCTCTTACTCATGGTACTCCGTAAGGGGATCGAACCCTTAATTTCCTCTTAGAAAGAGAGGCGGCTTAACCATTTGCCTAACGGAGCATATTTAATTGCTGCAACGGGGAATATCGAAATCCCGACCTTGGAGTTAACAGCTCCCTGCTCTGCCTCTGAGCTACGTCGCAGTATATAGACGATGGTTACCCTAGATGGATTCGAACCACCAATAACTGCACCAAAAACAGTTGTGTTACCGTTACACCATAGGGTAATAAAAAGAGAGACTTCGGGTCTTTCAAGGTTACTGATGATGAGTGCAGGCTTAAAGTCGTACTACTAACCTTTTTTCCAACCTATACCTCGTAAGCTCATCACTACAGCTTCACTAATCTCTCTTGTACTCATAGTAGGAGTCGAACCTACAAAACCCAGAGCCTAAATCTGGTGTGTCTTCCAGTTCCACCATACGAGCATTTTTTAATCTACCAATACATCAAAGAACTCTAAATCTTTTAATTATATGTAAATATAACTAAAAGTTTCGACAAATAAAAATCTTTTACCGATTATTTTTTGTCATTGAGGAAGTTACAGGATTCGAACCTGTGGGACTGTTACATCCAACACTTTAGCAAAGTGTCACCATAAGCCACTCGGACAAACTTCCATTGGGGTAAATGATGGGTTACGATCCCACTACCTCTGGCACCACAAACCAGCGCTCTACCGATTGAGCTACACTCACCATTTCACAGTGCACCTTGAAGGATTCGAACCTCCGACCCCTGCTGTGTAAAAGCAGTGCTCTAAACCAACTGAGCTAAAGGTGCATGGCGCTTCATGTAATTCACAACTGACAAACGTATTGGAGTGCCGATTTACGCTTACGACAGCTTTTAACTGAGAGATCGTAAGATTGTGCATGAAGCATATTGTGACCCCGAATGGACTCGAACCATTGACCCCCTCATTAAAAGTGAGGTGCATCTACCAACTGAGCTACGGAGTCTGATGGAGGTGATAGCGTTTTTGAAGAACCAGAACCACCGTAAAAACTTTTAAAAAGAGCGTAAAAGAAACATCTTACCTAAGACCGCGAATCCATGTAAGACTTAACTACACCAAACACTTTAGTTGCAACTTAAATGTTTGTCACGTTACTACTCATCGGTTTCTTTTACTGCGTCCAGCACTTTATAACGACAATGCAGGAATCGAACCTGCTTCCCCGGCCCGTGTGGCCAGTGTGGTGACCAATCCACTAATCGCCGCGCAATTATTACTTTCCGCTTTTCTCTCAGTGACTGTGAGGGGAATCGAACCACGATGACTACTTGATCGATACTTCATCATCTTTAAATTAACCTAGCCTTAAAAGGCACCCAATTTACCGGTGGGCAGTGCTGCCGTACACTTACACAATCATGTATTGTGATTCCTGAATGATTCGAACATTCAATGCTCGGTTCGTAGCCGAGAGGTTTATCCGTTAGCCTAAAGAATCAAATGTGGACCCGGTAGGGCTCGAACCTACGATCTTCTCGTTATGAGCGAGCTGCGATAACCTTCTTCGCTACGAGTCCTGGCCTTTTTTAGGGTTTTTGATTCATAGAACCCAAGGACAGAACGACCTATAAAACTATTTGCACGTCTAGTAGGATTCGAACCCACATCAAAACTTTTGGAGAGTTGCATGCTACCATTGCACCATAGACGTATTTAAAGTATTAGGTTGGACTCGAACCAACGGCGATCGTCTTATTCCCAGCTTTTAGGCCCTTAACCATGAGGGGACGCCAGTCTTACCACTGAATTACTAATACTTTTAAGTTTGACTACTATCTGACTCCTTTCGAACTTTGAGGGCTCGTATCATTCAATAATAGTAGTCCAAGGCTGTAGGAGCTCATCTGTACACTTAGGCTTTTTGTCTTCTCGATTCCGGAATCTTACGACCGTAGCGTCACCTTGTTTGTGGGAGTGGACGGATTCGAACCGCCAATGTCCGAAGACCACAGATTTACAGTCTGCTAAGCAACCGTTGCTCAACACTCCCAAATTATAATCCAAACGTGTCCACTGTTCCAGCTCTTCCACATGTTCCATGGTTACCGGTATCGGACCATGTTCTATTAGGTGTTTCTTTTTTAAAAACTAATTTCAAATGGTCTTTGATAATTTGAGTTTGCACTTCATCAAGTTCTTTTACATTAGCGTCTTTTGAAATTTCAAAAAAACCTTGTAACCAATAAGTGAATTCGTTAGATGTCATAATTTTAATTTTAATAGTTGTACTAATTATACTCACGTAAATATTTTTGTTTAATCGTGCCTGCAGAAGGACTCGAACCTCCGAACTCAAACGAGAAGGCATTTACAGTGCCTTGCAATTGCCGCTATGCGATACAGGCAAATTCCAATTTTGATGGGCTCATACGGATAACTTTTTAGGGTTAACCAGCACTTGAGATTGGGAACTCCTTGTTGTCAATACTGGATTCGAACCAGTGATAGTCTCCATCAGTACATTGATAAAGCAGAGACTCCGTTGCTCTTCTGTCAGAAAGTTTTGTATCAATGTTTCGGGACGTGTTCCTCTCGCCTCTTGACAATATTTGTACTTCCTCTATTCGTTGTATAGTACTAACCAAACCATAGTGTCAGGACCCGATTCGAACGGGTATTAAGTTTGCAACCTTATTAATTGAAGTCCCATTAGCCTGTATGGTAGGTCGTGAACTTTATTCCTTCAATTAGCGTCTAACCGTTTCGCCACCTGACTATTTGTTTGTCTTTCCAAACTGTCAACAACTTTCATCTAATCAGCGTAGTTGCCAAACATCACCGTAGTCAGGACAGGATTCGAACCTGTAAGCCTTGGTGCCAGCCGCTAATGCGAGCCACGAACCAGGGATAGTATTATTTAGACTCGCTTCCACATACGAGTTGGCTTTTTGCGTCTACCATTCCGCCACCTGACTATTATTCAATCTAAATAAGTTGATATGTGGTGTCGCTCCACTGCCTCTACAACCTAAAAACTTCGCTCGGTCAATGCCGTACTAATTTGAGTTGCTCACAACACTTTTGTGTATATCTTCGTAGCCAGGACAGGATTCGAACCTGTACAAATCTTAAATGCTGCACTCATATTCGATTCAGTTCCTGTGTGCAGGGCTGCGTCTACCATTCCGCCACCTGACTATTTTTTCGTCTTTTCCTTACCGCTTATTTAACACGTTGCCCGTCCGAGGTTACTATCGGATGCTTACCAACCTAAGTTGGAGCGCTAAATACGTTGAGCAGGTAGAGAGAATCGAACTCTCATCTCCAGCTTGGAAGGCTAGAGTAATAAGCCATTATACGATACCTGCTTGTTTTTATCAATATGTCAAAGAACTATCTTATTTGTTAAGATAGGTAAATATAACAATAATTCCCGAATAAAAAAAATATTTGTTGAATTATTTTTAAAATATTTTTAAGTAGAGTAGGCAGGACTCGAACCTGCAACCTCACGCACCCAAAACGTGTAATCTAGCCATTGATATACTACTCTATATTGTTGCGGGACCGGGACTCGAACCCGGAACCTCGGCTTATGAGACCGATGAGATAACCATTTTCTACGCATCCCGCAATGTGGTGGACCGAGCAGGGCTTGAACCTGCGACACCTAGATCTTCAGTCTAGTGCTCTACCAACTGAGCTACCAGTCCAGAATCGTCTTATTCTTCTCCTTTATTCGACGTAATCCTGCTCATCTCCCGGATGTGTGTGTCTGTAGAGACAGGATGTAGAGTACAAGGTTGGAATCGAACCAACTCCATGGGATTTGCAGTCCCATTGGCCTCCAAGACCATCTCGTACTTTTTTACCAATATGTCAAAGAACTCTAAACTTTTGAAACAAAAAAAGCCCGATTAAAAATCGGGCTCTTAGTTATGTTCGGTGTGAAATCAATCACAAAAAAACTTATCAACTCTGGAGCCCGGGCATACGATCGACCGTCATCGGTTCATTGCTAAACCAATAATTGTTTTTCGTAATATGTAGGCAAATTTGTTGCATTGTTAGTTTTTATTTAACTGTTATACTCTTATATATCTGTTTGTTTCAAAAATATTTTAACTTTTTTATAAATCGTCAACTACACTACCTTCACCGAAGATTTTTTCAAGTTCAGGTTTTAATCTCTTGTACAAGAATGCGTATGGATTCTCCATAAATTCAGGTAGCATGTGATTAGTAATGTGACGATCAACTATTTCAGATTTAACTAAGACTCTGTTCTTGCAAGGTATCGTCTTTGTTGCTTGTACTGGATTTCCATCCTCGTCAAAATCAACGTACGGCATCTCTACTGTAGAATCCTGCATTTCATATTGTTCTTCGGTTACTTTAGCGGGTTCTCCTAAAGGAAACCAAAATCCAAAGCAAGAGATTCTAAAATCATCGTGAATAGGATCAGGCATCTTAAAGGGTTCTCCTCCAATAATACAGTCTTCACTGATATCGATTGGAAAGTTCTCATGCTTTAAGGGTTCCATCTCATGCTGAAACGTATTTCTAGCATATTTCATCGTGTAGCCTTCAGCTGCTTCTTTATCTATAAAGTATTGTACCATTGCGTACGCAGTTCCAGGAAATCTTTCAACTGTATATTGTTGAATTCTTGCGTAGAACTCCGTAATCTCTTTGTTATCTCTAGAATAACTCTTTTTAATAATAAATCCCATATAAAATTTTAGTTAAAAAATACTAAGTCCAGATTGCGTAAAGTTGGTTATTTCCAGTGTAACCAGCCCATGAGTAGTTGGTAGCTCCTGAAACAAGACCGGAGTTCATACCTGTCATCCAGCCTGACCATGTACCTGCATAAAGCTGAGTATCTACGTTAACTGTTGCTGTTCCTGAAGTTGCAGTATCCATGAACACTTGAAAACCATCGGCTGCAACTGGAGTCCATGTTCTTAAAACGTTTGTTTGTGTAATTACAGTAGCTCCCGTAGTCCACGAGATAACACCCCAGTTAACCGTGATCTGTGCAGTACCTGTTAATCTAGTACTTCCCATTCCAACTGTAGTTAATCTATAAAATGTTTTACTTCTGTAGTGTGAACCCATACTGATGTTAGATCCAACTCTAGGGTATCTGTATTGTGTTGCATTAGTGTACATGCCTCTACCATTAGAGTCTGTTAACACATTAGTTGATATACTTGTTGCGCCTACAGAGTACACTGTACCGCTTACACTTAATCCTGATGCCATATTAAATATATTTTTTTTATTTACTTATATATCTGTATATGTAATGAAAACGGGCTCTAAAAGTCAGGATTTGTTATTCTAATATCATAATCTGTAAAATTTTTAAACTGTTCTTCATCAGCCTGAAGCCTTCTCCATTTTAAGTCATCTACATCCTTTCTAGCTCCTAATCTTTCAATTCTGGTCTCTTGGTCAATGTCAACATAAATAACGAAGCATTGTTTTCTAATTTCATCAGATAACATTGCTAGGCCTTCGACGTTTAAAATCATTACTTCACACTGATCAAACACTTCTTTTGTCATACCATAGTACCAGCCATTGAATTGCTGATACTCTATCATTTCGTCACGTTCAACCATCGCTAAGAAGTCCTCTTCAGTTGTAAATAAGTAGTCTACGCCATGGACTTCCCCGTCTTTAACTCTAGGAGGCCTTGTGGTATAACTTACACCATACTTCGCTCCTTGTTGCATCATTCTCTTGCGTAAGTAATCCTTGCCTGATGCTGCTTTTCCTACAATTACTATTTTCATTTTCTTGAGTTTATCCAATCTATTAAATTCATTTCAGGTTTCCATTCTAACTTCTCTTGTGTATCTGATGGAAATTCTTCGCTTGTAAATCTCTCGCCTCTTCTCTCTGGAATCAATTTCCATTCGGCGCCAAACATCTCAGCCACATCAATGATAGTTACATTTATACCGCTTCTTAGGTGCCATTCCCCTTGCAAACCCTTTGTCGCTGCTTTAACAACACCATTCACTACATCTGATACGTGCGTAAAATCTCTGCTTTGTGTTCCAGGTGTAACAACCGTTAAGTCTTCTCCTGCATTTTTCTGTCTCTCGAATATACCTATCACTGTTGCGTAATCTCCTGCCATAATTTGACCAGGGCCATACACATTAAAGAAGTAACAGATCTCGTATTTCAAGTCATACCATTCTGAATAGTTCTTGATTAATTCAATCATCTTTGACTTCATCCAAGAGTAAGGGGATAGGTTCTCGTCCTTGCCACCGTTCCCAAACTTCGAAGAAGAAGCAGAATAGATTAATTTAGCCTGCCACTTTCTACACATCTCTAACACCTTTGGTGTACCGTATAGAATGGTCTTTTCAACATACTTAATGTCATCAAAAGACTTTACGATTCTCGAATACTCACCAAAGTGAAAGACAGTGTCGAAAGTTTCTTCTCCTAACAGCTCATCTATATCCCATGTTGCACCGACTACATACTTGACTCCTTCAATGTGATTCTCCTGCTTTCCAGTAAAGTAGTTATCTAAGCTGGTGATTTCGATGTTATCGTCTAACTGTTTTAGACGTTTAATTAAGTTAGAGCCTACGAATCCTGCTCCTCCGGTTACTAATACCTTTTTCATTATATTGATTCTTTCTGTAAGTTTATCACTGCTCTGCCTTCTTGCTGCTCCCAATCTCTATCTTGTCTAACTCTCTCGTTAGTTTCGATTGCTCCATCGATAGTGCTAACTTGTAAGCCATTAATCTGTGCTACGTATTTAATAGCCTGCATGTCTTTAGGGAAACAATGTCCTCCAAATCCTCTATCACCATCTGGTCCTGGAACCTGCCAGTGTGAGGTACCCATTCTCTTGTCCAACTTAACTGCTTCAACTACTTCTTGCCAGTTAGCTCCTTCAGCTTTACATAGGTCATACATTTCATTTGCAAAGCTAACTTTAACAGCTAGAAAACAATTGCTGACATATTTTACCATCTCGGCTGAGGTTGAATCTTGTTCGATGATATTAGCATTAGGAAATGCATACTGATATAATTCCGCAACATATTCACTTGTGGATGCATGATTGGCACCAACGATGATTCTATCCTGTGTTAAGAAATCGTTAACTGCATTGGCCTCTGTCAAGAACTCTGGGTTGAAAGCTACTCTTAATGTGGTAGTTGAATTATCTAGGCGTAGAGTTGTTCCGGGTGGAATGGTAGATTTGATGACTGCAATCGTGGGTTTATTCATCGAAGTAGCAAAATAGTCTAAATCTTTAATCACTGATTCAACTATACCAGTATAAGCCTCTCCTGTTTCAGAGTTCATTGGCGTTGGAACACAAACAAAAATAACGTGACACTCTTTCACAATTTCTAAGAGTGTTGAATTAGACTTATCTGCTTGATATTTGTCGTAGGTTAAAATATTAAAGTGAGACTTTAATCCTTGATTAACAGCGTTACCTACAAAACCCTGCCCAATAATACCGATGTTTTTGTTCATATAGAGATAAAGTTAAAAAAGAGTCTCTCAACTCCTTTTGTTATACTTTATATATGTGTTTTGTTTCAGTGCTATAATGAATCTGAAATATTCTGTAAGACATCTAACTCGCTTACAAAGACGTTGTTTTGAATCTTGTTGCAGTCCTCACTGATTCGCTGATTTACTAACTCGATTAAAGGTTTAATCATGTTCATCTCGAAATAACGCACAAGATACAACTCCTTATTTGTGATCTTAACACAGTTTCCAGATAAGACGATGAAGTAACCGTTATTATCGTTCTTAATATAGAACTGTCCTGTGTCTTGACCTGGAGCCGCAACTAAAATTGAATCCTGATTGCTACACATCTTCTCCACAATACCGTAGATTAGAGTTTGTTCGGCGTCCATTTCTTTTTCAGCGCGCTTAAAAAGTCCTGTAATTAAATCTAAATTTACTTTCATACTTATTTTGTTTGGTTATAGAGTAAATTTAACTAAAATTTCTGACAAATAAAAATGTTTTACACTATTTTTTCAGCAGTATTCTTAGCCTCTATGATGTTGTCTTCAATTGAACAATACGTCCAAGCTCCATATCTGCCTATGGAATAGATTCCCATTTGATTATGAGTTTCGCACCAGTCTGAATACGATTTAGTACTCTGTTCTGTAATATGAACATAAGCCGGGCTCATCTCTAGATATTGATGATCTACTAGGGTTTGATCAGTAATTATGCCTGATGATTTTAGATCCTTAATCACAATCTCTAATAGCTCATCCTTTGATGATAGAACCTGATTTGATTTAGCACCTATTTCAACATAAAGACTCATCTTATCGGTTCCCAGGATATTGTTATAGAATCCAACTCTATAAAATATTTCACTGCCTGGAAAATATCTCCAGTGTGTTTTAATATCTGTTCCTTTATCAAAGCCCAGGTTAAAGACTGCAACCTTATTGAAACTTAAATTAGATGAATCTAATCCCATCATATCTTGAAGAATCGGATATGGCAAAGTGCTGATTAAATTCTTAAAGCTAAATTCTCCAATTGTGGTTTGAACTGTTTTCTTGACCACGTCAATAGAAATAACTTTAGCATTGGTTTTAATTTTAGTAGGATCTAATCTCTTTATAACTGAATTGACGAATTCTTGACTTCCATTTACAGGATAAATAAAAGTGTTATTGTAAGAAGAAGTTCGTGCAGTGTCATGATTTCTTTCTAATAGTTCACTAGGATTAATATTGGTAGGAAAGAATCTTCCCATCGCATTCGCATCCAATTCATTTAGATCGCATGCATATAATTTTTCATTATACGGTATTAAAAATTTGTTGCAGATTGCTTTTCCAACTGTTGTTTGAATCATCGCCTTAAATGACGAGTAGTTGGTTTCTTGTGCAGAGGCTAAATACGCGTCTTTAACACAATCTAAGAATTCTTCTTCGGGCAATTGATATACGTTATATTGAAATGGAAAATCTATAATAGAATCTTTATATTTAATGTCTGTTATCTTTTCAACTTCCACTATTTCAGTTTCTATATTTTCCATCATCCATTCTTTGATAGAATGGTCTTTAAAATGAAAAAAGTGGCCTGAGTGATCCCACACGAAATCACCTGACATAGTAGTCTTACAATATCCTCCTAATTCAGAAGAGGCTTCCAAGATTAGATAGTCTCCTTTCAAAAAAGCAGCGGCGGATAAACCCGTTATGCCGCCGCCGATAATCAACGTATTTACATTATGCATTTACTGCTTGTAGTTCTTTTAGTCTTTTAAGATTTTCAGTTAATCTAGGCTTATCATCAATAAATACAGGATCATCTATGATTTCATTGATTAACGCAATGCCTTGTTCAACTCTACCAGTTCCTATACAAGCGATTGAAAGCTGATCATTCATTCCTATACCGTAACAATAATCTTCAATGAATAGAACGTACTTTGATTTAGCATTTTCTAGAGAACACTTAATTCCTTTAGATAAGTATTGATACGCTAATTCATGATCTCCAACTTGATTTAGATAATAACCTAATGCATAATATGGTTCGGCTCTATCTGAGAATATTTTAATTGCTTCATCCATCTGTCGAATCACTTCATCCTTTCCATGGCCAAGAGACATTAAACATTTGGAGATTCTCATTCTAGCCTCAAATTCTTCTTCAATCCAAGTATTCTTTAGCTTTAAATAAAGACAGTGCCACTGTAGAGCCTCCTGTATCATCCCGTAATCCATAAAACTTTGAGCAGTATAGAATACAGAACGAGTGTTTAGTCCATCTGGATCATTGTAAAGAGTATCGAAGAACTGCTTTTGTAATCTTTCGGCATCATACAGATATTTTTTTGGATCAAACGCTCTTGAACCAACACCATCTGCTATAACCCAACCTCTACTAGAAAGATCTCCCATGCTATAACCGAATGGTTTATCCAGGCACTTAATGATAGTGTGAGCTACTCCACAGAATTTCCATCTCAGTCTATTGTTATAAATGACAGTTGCTTTCCAATTAAAACTACCACGTTTCATTGTCATCAAGTACGTGTCATATCCTGTATCCTGATTAGCGAAGCTAAAGTCTCCTGCTAGTACGTCATCTGCATCTAGGTGTAATACGTAATCTGTTTTATCGTATACATATTCCATCATCATGGTTTTATTCTTATCAAAACCATGCCATTCGTCTCTGTAAATTTCTCCTGGGATTCCAGTTCTATCCATAAACTCTTGCACGATTTCAAGAGTTCTATCAGTAGAACCATTATCCGCCACCACCAAGTAATCTATGTATGGAGATACCGCATCTAACACCGCACCTATGATATGCTCTTCGTTTTTGCACATAGTTGCAAATGCAAGAGTTGGTCTTCTATTATTTTCCATCTAGATTATAATTTTGTTTCTTTTAACCTTACTGTCGTCCGCTGCATGCAAAAATAAAACTTGTTTGCCGACATCGTCGACATCAAATCCTCTAACAGTATATTCTTTTTCATATATGAATACTCCGCTAGGCTGTATTCCATTTGCAGCTACTACTAAATCATATTCTAAAAATTCATTCGGTAGCATATTCATCCAGACTTTTAAATCTTTCAGCTTCATGCAGGCAATTTGTGGTGAAGTCGTGTTTTCCATTTTATATAAATATTATTATTAATCTTCTTCGTAAGTTGAGTCCCATTCTGTCAATACGAACTCTAGTGCGATAAGTGAGATAAGACCCTCTTTATCCTTATAAACAGTTGCTTGAAATCCACCCGAAGAACATGTGTATGGACAATCCTCGCTGTTTTCAGAGTTTATAGGGTTTTGTGCCTCGTCAATCGCTGACCAGATTCTCTCAACAGCTGCCATCTTAATTCTATCAAGACTTGGAACTCCCATCTCTGCATGTTCAATGTCTTCAAATGACTTAAATCCGTTTACAGGTTGTTTTACCCAGGTCCAGTTTAATTCTTGCATTACATAATGAACCTTATTGAAATCAAACTCCTGTAAGATCTCGTCGATCATTATATGAATAGGCTTAACTATTTTTCTGGGTGCTACATTGGTTTCAACAACCGTATAGTCTTTACCTAATAATTTTTTGGCTAACCATTTTCTCATCTGTTTCTGGGTTTAAGGGGTTTAACTGGCTTTACTGGAACCGGGCTCCAATAGGTTCTTGATCTATGATAGTTTGGCACTCTTCTATAAGAGCTACGGCCAATATAGATGCCTCCTACTGGATACATTCTCATTGGTCTAACTACACAACCTTCTAAGGCGAGTAGTGTTAACGCAAGTGCTAATAACTTTTTCATTATGATTGAATTTTAACTATTTGACTCGAGTGATGTGTTTTAAGGCCCAGTCCATCCACAATCTTAATTCCTAATTTATCACATACCTTCTTCTCTGGAATTTCATCAGCGAATCGGTCACCACCTTTAGTAAAGATGATCTCTGCCTCAGGATCCATAATCTTAATGTAATTATGAACCTGCTCAATAGAAGTGCAAACTGTTGCGTCCTGATCAATTGAGATAATTGCATTGTCTACATATCTAATAGACTTGACTACTGTGACTCTGAAATCCTCATCCTGAAAAGACTCAACTCCTCTCTTTAACCGTGCCTGATGGTCATTATTGACTATGACCCAAAGATGATCTGCCAGTTCCTTTGATAATTTTAGACACTCTATGTGTCCGGGATGTATGGGATTAGCATACATTGATGTAATTGCGTGCTTCATGTAGTTTATACGTTTTACAGTGAATAAGTTTCAGATCTTTTTACTATGTAAAAATTATTAATCACCAACACGTCCATGTCACAGTCTAAGAAACGCTCTATGGCCTGAAACGGTGTCATTGTAATAGTCTGATCCTTAAAATTAAAAGAAGTGTTTAGGCTGATAGGATAACCTGAGATCTTGCCTAACTCGGTTAACAACGCATGATACTTTTCATTCTGCTTCTTATTGACAGTTTGCACTCTGGCCGAGCCGTCAGCGTGTGTAATTGCCGGCATCTTCCATTTCGATCTAACCTGCATCACTTGATTCATGTAGGGCACTGTGTCCTTGATTTCAAAGAACTTATCGGCTTCGCTCTCTACACATGAAGGCGCAAAGGGTCTAAATCCTTCTCTCTTCTTAATCACTTGATTCAATCTGGCCTTTGTAGTTTCTCCTAGTGGAGATGCAAGAATAGATCTATTACCTAAGGCCCTGGCGCCAAACTCCATTCGGCCCTGAAACCAGCCTATCACATGACCTGCATTGATTGCTTTAGCAGTTTTACTTATCAGCTCTGCCTCTTCGTGTTCTGTCCATTCAATCTGATCTTCCCATGCTTTTAACGCAGACTTGGCGTCATCGTCATCGAATACAGGACCCAGGTATGGTGTTGTATTGTTGCATCTTGGGCCATGATAGTTTGCTAAGCAAGCTCCAATACAAGAGCCAGAATCCGAAGGAGCAAAGGGAACCCATACCGAATTAAAGACCTCATACGCTCTATTATTTGCAACACCATTATATGCACAGCCTCCACTTAAGCATACGTTATCGTATCCGGTGATCTGCTTCGCTGCTTTCAGGATATGTAAGAATACTGTCTCGTAAGTTTTTTGTAGCGCCACTGCCAGATCCTTGTGGTCTTGTGTTATTTCTTCGCCTTTAAGTCTTACTGGAAGTTGTAAATATTCACATAAAGACTCCTTAAACATGATGGTGTCTGAATAGCCCCATGTAAAATGAGTTTGATCAATCTCAAACTTACCGTTTGGTCTAAAATTAATTAGGTTTAATAGGAGATGCTGATACTTTGTAGGATCTCCGTATGGGGCCAAGCCCATCACTTTATATTCTCCTTCATTTGGTTGAAATCCTAAAAAGGCAGTGATTGTAGAATATAACATTCCAATTGAGTGTGGAAAATTAACCTGTAGTATCTTTGTCAACTGTGCTCCATCGCCTCTATAAATAGTGGTGGTTGCCCATTCTCCAACGCCATCAATTGACACTACCGCTGCGTGATTGTATGAAGATGTAAAATATGAAAAGGCTGCGTGACTTTCATGATGATTAGTATACTTAATTTCTCCATTGTATCCTAATTCATGCTTTAATAATTGTGGAATGTTTCCTTCTATCGAGTGTCTCTTTAAAAACTTAAATCTGTTCCATAGTGACTTAAAGAAGAATTGATTAAAGATTGAAATCACCCTATCTTTTTTAAGGGCTGGATCCTCGTACCAACAAACTTGATCTATGTCTTCAATCGTTAAGTTTAAATCGGCTAGCATCCAATTAATTGAATTAATTGGAAAAGATTGATCGTGCTTTACTCCTGTGAATCTTTCTTCTTCGACAGCTCTTAGAACTTTACCGTTTTTAACAATACAGGCCGCTGCATCATGATAAAAAGCTGAAATGCCTAACTGAATCATTTTCTATTCTATTTTAATTGACGATATGGATTAGTCTCGTCCCACTTTGTGTTAATGTGATTTATGATCTGTTCGGTGAACAGCCTATTTCCTATGTCATCTGGGTGGCCGTCTTCTGGATGCCATCTTACATCTTCTTTATATTTATCACTGCCTCCAATAGTGGCTGCTCTATCAAAACAGAATTTAGCCAGGGATATGTTTTTCTCCGGATCTCTTATTTTAGATTTTGGATTCTCATAACCAATGTAAGGTTTTTTGAGTTCAAACATTGGAATATTCTTATAATGGTCCTCTGGAATTACGTTAGCCCATGTTTGATCTAAGAATAATAGTATAAAATGAATTCCGACCGTGTCCTGTAAATAGGTTAAAAGATTCCAGACTCTCCAGTAATGATAGAACATCTGTGAATCTGCCCATATATTAGAGAAATCATACAAGCTAGCGTAATCCTCATCGTCTTTATCTATTCCATTATAGATTCTCTGATGATTGATATGCTGCATTGTTTCATCAGGCGTAGCTCTGGTTATAATAGCAGTCGTTATGTACTTTCCGTTTACCGTAACCCCGATTCTAGTGTGATCTGTGAATTCAAAGACGATTAAGTCATCCTTCTTGAATTCGTGCATACAACCTAAAAGTCTATGAAATGCTTCATGATACTCATTTCCTCCTGTGCCCCATGCCTCATAAGGAGTCTTATAGTGCTTTGCTAGTAGATGAACCCAAAAGTCTTCAACTTCAACTAACTGTCTAGTACTGAATGAACATCCGTATGAATAGATCATATCGCTTCTAAGAATTTGAATTTGCCGTTAATTACGTTCGTAATTACGTATGGATGTGATATTGAACCTGGTGAAACAAGTACATCTCCCTTGTTTAGCTTGACACTAATCTTTTGTAAAGGAAATACGATGACAGAATCATGTGAAGCGTCTTCGCTTGCCCCAATATGATATGCAAATCTATTTAGTTCTCCTATTATATTTACATTATTAGCACCTTCATACCCAATATTTGATCTATGAAACATTTTTGCGGCAGCGTATCCTATTCTAGTTGCAAAATTTTCTCTTAATTTGTTTCTGAATTCACTGGTTTTGTCAAACCATTCTGCATCAATATAGTGTTTCCACATCGAAGAATTCAAATCTGGTCTGCTAGCAGCCTTGAAATTTAGAAAATAATCTAACATTTCAGGATCTGTCTTCTCGTTAAAGAACTTTGTTAGCTTTTCCTTTTCAACCTCGTTTAAGTGTGATTGCGCATAACTATCATTTACTTGTAGAGTAGATATGTGATTATCAATAATTTTCATTATTGAAGAGGTGGCAGCCTTCCTAAATAGTAAAATGTTAGAATCTAAAATTTCCATTAAAAATTTTTATAATTAAAGGGATCTTGCTTTTTATATTTACCGATCGCTTTCTTAAAAGCCTGTTTCTTTTTGTATATGATCCACTTTGTTTTGATCATGTTAATTAGTTTCTTTATCATATATTATATAACTGTTTTAGTTGCGCGTAATAGAAATGAGCTATGTGAAGATTTCCCTTCAAGCTAGCATGAAAGTCCACTGCCTCACCATGTGTAAAATCGGTTATCGTTAACTTTGAAGCGTCAAGATATTCGTGAATAGAAGTATATTTTCTACCTTTATGCTCTAAATATAGAGCCTTTGATTTAATCAGTGGATCCTCTTCTATTACAGGATTAGTGAAAGGTGTACCGTAATGTGCAAATTTGTAACCTAGATAGTTTAACTTGCAAAAGAAATTAAATTGACTTGACTCTGCCTTCTCTAAGAATTGTTCAAAGCCAATAAACTTAGTTAGCCACTCAGACATTAAGTCTTCATTTTTATTAATAGCTTGTATTTTTTCAGGTGAATCTTTCCAGTATTGACCGCTGTGTAGAGATGCGTGCATTCTATCTCCTTTCTGTTCCCAGTTACATACAATATGTTGCCCTAACTCCGCGTCCCAAAACTCACTTCTTCCTAGAGCTGAGGTCTCCAATAAAAAAAGAGTTCTCTCTAGCTCATACTTATCAGGATTATTAGCGATCCATTCCTCTGTAATTCTTATCAAGTACTCATGGCCGGCTCCAGGCATGCCTAAGTTTATAACTTTAATCTCGGGCTTAATCAGTTTCTTAAGTTGACCAGGCCAGGAGCACTCAAACATAGAAGTCGGCAATGGCTCGGGTTCCCATCTATTCATGATAGGTCTCAACGCATTGTTTTCTTCAAAGCCACCGCCGGCCGTGAAAGAAGTTCCCACCGTTACAATACATTTAATGTTATCCATTCTCCTTTAAGTGTTTAATTAGAATGTTTGTAATTGCATGATGTCCCATTTTGTTAGGATGCCCATCTATCTCAGAAATGGTTAGCCCGTTTTCTATACAAAAAGAGTCCAGTCCTATGTTCTTGGCACCGTCTAATAGTGTAAAGTTTTCATTCTTAATAGCCCTTCCGATTGGAAAGAAGGGTATGTTAGTGTAGTGATCCTCTGGAATTACGTTAGCCCATGTTTGATCTAGGGCCATTATCACAAATTTAATTCCGATCGTCTTCTCTAAATATTTAAGAAGGTTCCATACATTCCAGTAACTGTGAAATATTTGATGCTTTGCCCATTTCTGACTAAACTCAAAGAGTGACAAATATTCCTCATCGGTCTTATCAATATTCACCACCTTTCTTAAAAACTCTATATTATCCAATGTTTCTTCGGGTGTGTCTCTTTTAACACCGGCCGTTGTTATATAATAGTTCTTGTGTCTCAGGCCTATTCTATGGTGATCTGAGAACTGAAAGATCACCAAGTCTCCTTTTTTAAAGTCTCTCATTGAGAAGAGAAGTCTATGATATGCTTCATGATGCTCTCCTCCTCCAGTGCCCCACGCCTCAAACTGATCACCTAAGTGATCTGCTAGCTTTTTAAGCCAGAAAGCCTCTTTCCCTACCTCATACTCTGTGCTAAAAGAACAGCCGTAAGAATAAATCATAGTGCCTGGATGAATTTTAATTTGCCGTTAATAACATCTATTAAGTATGGATGTGTGATACCTCCGGGTGAAACTACAATATCTCCTTGTAATAGAGTGCACTCTTGTTGTTGTATAGGAAACTTTAGGGTTGTTGTGTTCTCGCCGCCCTCTGAGACATTAACGAAGATACCGAATTTATTGAGATGGCCTTTCCATTCTACGAAATTACTATAGTATACTAAATTTCCTCTATGTAACTCTCTGGCCATTGCTGTTTCAACCTGAATTGGATTCGAGTCTCTTAAAGAGTTTCTAAACTCTTTATACTTCTCATAATATTCAAGATCAGTGTTAAAGCATCCACTATAATCTAATAGATCGGGTCTGGAGTCCAGTTTTAAGTCTAATAGGTACTTGTAAATAGGCTCTTCTATCTTCTCTTTGAGTACCTGATTCAGCTCAATAACATGACTCTCTTCTAGCTCTTTCTTAAACTGATCTCTATTAATCGGAGCCGTATTAAACAGCTCTCTTAACTTAGTGAAGAGCTGACCAGTTACCGCGTTTTTGAATACAAAAATATCGTTACCTAAGATTTCCATTGAATTTGTCAGTATAAAGGTTATTGAAGCCTGGAGCTAACGTTGACATGTTTATTGTCGAGTAAACGTTTAACCAGATTCTTCTTGGATTTATATCTTTATTTATCCCAGATTTATGGACAGTATTTCCATCCCAAATCAGCATGTCTCCGACCCTGGGTAATGGAGTGCTCCATACTCCACTCTGTTTATGCTGTAAGTGAATTGGCCCATTGCACATCTTAAAGTCATCTAGAATCCAAGCGCACGTAATAGTCTTAAAATCTCCTTTAAGTGCTGCTTCGGGGTCTGGGCCATACTGATTGTCATAGCGTGGAGAGAACTCAAAGTTCTCGTTCGGTAATTTAACCACTATCTGATCGTTGAAGAGATAGGGTTGAGCCTCTAGAAATAGACTTGCAATCTCATACATTGCACTAGAGGTATACATATCATACAGCTCTCTGCTCTCCATGCCGGCCATGTCTAGCCCAGACCAGTACATTTTCGTGCCAAATTCTTTTTCAGTACCTATTAAGCCCAGGTCAATAAGACGCTGCTTTAACTGAATTGTGATTCTCTGGGCCTTTTCAACCTCTGTTATCGGCAACGCACCTTTTAGATGAACCCAACCAGCCTCCTTAAATTTTTCTAAGCTTGTCATGTCAATCAGTATCTTCTATGTTGATTTCTATCAGTTAACTGTATCATCACCGAGATGATGATTAAAATGCCAATGACAACCGCGATCTTATAGTTCATACTAGATTTATTTTTAATTGTTAATTGCTTAAAGGAGCTTTGATTCCTGAGTGTGAATCATAACCTATTAAACTAAAAGAGTCTGGTCTATATGACATGATTTTATCATTGAAATCTTTCTCTCCTACGTGTTCTTTTACCTTTTCATGAGGATACCAATTACGTTCAGTAATCTCTAACGTAGGCAACTTATAAGGCTTGCGAAGTGCTTGCATCTTAGCCTGCTCTAGATGATTCGAGTATAAGTGCACATCACCTAAGTTACCAATCAACTCTTCGGGAACCATGTTGACTTCTCTGGCTATAATCTCTAACAGTAAACCATAGGATGCTATATTGAAAGGAAGACCCAAGAATGTATCAACACTTCGTTGATTCCACATTAAAGAGACAGCTCTTGTCGGAACGTTATCTTCATCCATCATGTCTAAGCCGCTGATTTTACCGTAGGCATTACCACCTCCTTCTTCCCATGTTTTAGAGCTCTTAGAGTAGATTGCATACCTTTCATCAAAACTTAACTTTCTCGTGTAAACCTGAAATCCGTAGTGACAGGGTGGAAGCACCATTTGGTCTAACTCTGATACGTTCCACGCGCTTACCATTAATCTTCTACTATCTGGATTTGTTTTAAGGTCATTGATTAGGTTTTGAATTTGGTCTATATCTTTTTTATAGTGTTCATATCTAGGAGCATCAATGTCATCGGTTTCCCATTTTCTCCATTGCTTACCATAGATTGGTCCTAAATCACCCCATTGTGTTGCAAACTTATCATCGGTTTTGATTTTGTTGATGAATTCTTCTTGTGTTAAAGGAATAAGTTTGTCTGAATCACTAAACATGGCTTCAATATGAGATTGCATGCCCATAATATCACCACATTTATATCCATCAATAATATCGCTTACCTGTTTAGTGAAGTTCTTATACGCATCTCCATCCCAAATATGACAGTTATAGTCTAATAAGAACTTAATGTTAGTGTCACCGCGTAGAAACCATAGCAGCTCGGCCGCAACCAGTTTGAACGGCATCTTCTTGGTTGTTAACAGTGGAAAGCCTTCACTCATCTTGTGACGAATTTGACGACCAAAAACTGAAACTGTACCGGTTCCTGTTCTGTCCTCCTTCTTTACTCCGTTTTCCAGAATATCTTTTAATAAAGCCTGATACTGTTTATCAATGTTATTCATATTAGAGTGAATCTTTAGTGCCTATGATGTTTGATTTTTTTGTTCGGTTGTGTTGCAACTCGTATATGATTTCTTCGTATATCTGCTCCTTGTGGTCGCAACCATCTATATAGATTCTAAGTTCATTACGAAGAGAGTCATTCTCGTGCTTTAATGAATCTAAGATAGACTCATACTGCTTATTACTATACTTATTTACTGGAGTGGAAGTGCGAGGATAGAAGACAAATTCTTTATCCGGTATAGTCGTAGAAATTACTGAAATGAAATACACATACACTAAGAAGAAGACCAGTACCCCAATACATGCACCAATTATCCGATGCGGTGCGAATGTTATAAAAAAGTTTAAAAAGTTTTTCATCTTCTATGAGTTGTCTTCTACCCAGATTTCTATGTCCTCTGATAAGGGGCTAGTCTCTCCTGGAATATAATTGGGGTTTGGTGCTGTCTTCCACTTCATGCCACATCGACTACATTTACAGCGATTTGGTCTCCAGCCAAAATTATAGACGTACTTGTGGTCGAGTATTTTACAAATTAATAGTTTTAATTTCATATTTATTATATCATGAGTCTATTGATTGTTTACTAATTGGCGTAGATTTGCCGTTAATAACTCTAACAAAAGTCATGTTGGTCTTAAAGACTCTCTCGATGGAGGCGTTCACTGGGTCGTAAATATTTACAACTACGGCAAAGGTTGCTGAGGTGTTGCCAGTCTTGATTATACCAGCATTGATTTGTAGTAAAGCTCCCTCTTTTACTTCTCTCTCGAATTTAAGAGAGTCAATACTCAAGGTCACCATTTCTCGGTTTTGAAGAATTAACATAGCGTATGCTGCCACTGCCTCATCGACCCAGGCCAGTAACTGGCCTCCAAACAGGTTTCCGTTGGAGCCCAGGTCCATTCTTTTAACAATCTTTGTAGCTAATAGTTGCATACTGTTTAAATTAAAAAAGCTCTACCATTTCTGATAGAGCTTTGTAGTCCCATTACGATTCGAACGTAAAATTAGAAGGTAGAAGCTTCTCGTGATATCCCTTTCACCATGGAACCATATTTTAAAAATTGATGTAACGTCTGTGCGGTTTGTGTCTTATCCACTCCTTTATCGAGCTTCAACAAGTTTCCATTTCATGCTTAGCGTCTGTTCCGCCACTTATCACTAAGTCGTTACACTGTACTTCGGACTGGAATCGAACCAGCACGGGCGCAAGTCCCACAAGATTTTAAGTCTGGCGTGTCTACCTATTCCACCACCGAAGCATTTCATTATTTTAAAGAACTCAGTAACTCTCTTGTTACTATATTTATACTCGTTACTTGGGCTTTGTTTCACTTTTAGTATGAAACTGCACACCATTGTTTTGCCTGAACTAAAAATTTAAGCACCGTCTTACTCAGGGTGTCATCTTCTAGAGCTGGATTCTGTAAGTCATCCTCTAAGATAGCCTTCACCACCTCACCTCCTGGGTAACCCACGCCATCTCTTGTCATTAAGATAGAAGTTACTATACTTGAGATGTGCAGCACCTCCTCGGGTGAAAAATGAACCCCTGGAATAGTGAAACTTAGGTTCTCTTCGGTATACTTTAAGGCTGTTTTGTTATAGGCCTCAATCTGCTTTTCTAGATTCATTAACTATTTATCTTGCTCTTGTGCAGATTTTAATCATTATCAGTGTCTAAAGCCAATATCGTTGCCATGTCCAGTAACACCTCTTTCTTGACCTCTAGTTCTAGGATTAGATTAATGCTCTCCTTTGCTTCACGAACAGAGTGAATATCATCTAGTTTGCCTAAGCTGTTTAAGCGCTTATACTGCTTGTTCTGCGCGTCATTTACACGGCCTAATTTCTCGAGAGTCTTTTTTAAGGCGCTGGGTTTAATCAATGGGTAATTTGAAGGAAATGGCATCTTTATTATATTTAAGTTAGGTAAATATAAGCAATTCTAGTGACAATAAAAAATTTTTGGCAGATTATTTTATCTTAAAGTGGGCTGAGGCTCCAATAAAAGGTCTATAATCTCCAAGTGGTGACATATTTGAAATACCCAGGTTTAACTGAAAGATTTCATTTCTCTTATTTTTAAGCAGGGCACTACCATACAGAGAATTGAAACCCGAGCCGTTAACTGAGGTGCCTAACCCAGCATACCACTCTCTGGTTTTTGGTGTTGGTTCTACGATAGGGGCCTTAGTGGCCTCTTCAACTATTAAAACATTGATTCTATTGTTTCTAGGTTTAATAGTGTGTACGAATGAACGTCTACTGAAAATTCTGTTTCTGGAGATGCTATCGACCGTAATTACGTTAGTATAGCCTGGGTCAACTTGAATGACACCGTATGAAACTTTAGTCGCGTAATATTTTTCTAATAGTAATGAAGAATCAACCTTAGTGTAAACTGGAATTAGAGAGTCCTTAGTGATAGACTTAGGCTTTAACCATTTAATCATTTGAATCTTTACGATTTGTGGCTTAATACCTTTAACCGCAGATTGTGCTATTCTAATAGAATCAACTGATGAAATAGCGGGATGTTTAGTAGATGTCTCATTTTTCATCAGGAATACAATTTCAATCATCGCAATCAGGATGACAATTATGATTGTTTTGATGATGCCAATTTTACGGTGAAGCTTCATGATCTTAAGTTATTTTTATAACTTATATATCGCTGGTTTACAACACTTTAACGCCATAAAGAGTAATCATTTCTCGTAGACTCATTACTGATGTGTGTTGAGCTTCTAGAACTTCAGGGCTCTGATCTGGTTTTGTGTCTCCGCCAATATTCACATCTAACATTGTAGCCAATTCAAATAAGGTCGGTACGCTTGAGATAGCTTGTTGAAACTTGATAGAATCTGCAACTTTCGCGCTTGTAGATTTTTTCTTAATACAAGAGTCCAATGTCTCGGTTGCTTGTGTAGATGTAGCTTCTGCCTTAACGGTATGTGCTGAGGCGCTGAATGAAAAGAGCGCTAGGATAATAATTTTAACTGCTAAAAACTTACTGTAATTTTTCATCTTTGATAAAGTTTAATGATATATGTTATATAACTATAGTTATATTAAAAAAATACCAATTTGTTTAATAAAATACAAAAAATACAATAAGTTGTTTACAGGTTAATATTTATGCGTATTAAAATTAGTAGTAGTGGTTAGAGTTAAATTGTATTATTTTAATAATAATTTTATTCTACTTTATCAATTCTAACACATGAGCCTTGACCTATCATTAATTGAATAACATAAGACCCTATCTGATAAGCATCAGCTGTGAAATCATTAAAATATTTTTCGTCTTCACATGATGTACCGTATGATTCAGCGTAATCCAATAATAGCCACAATAAAGTTTCTCTCGGTTCACATTTACATTTGAAGTATTCTCTGTCTCTGTATTCATCTGAATAATACTTATCCATTAACTTTTCAGTTAGTACATCTATGTTTTGTCCATAATACAGTTTAATCTTCTCAACCCATCTATCTTTAACTTCTATGCCGTTCGCATACTTCTTAACCCATGCGCTCATTGAAGCCTTGCCCTCTGGACTGTCAAGATGAGCCTTTAACCGTTCTAATTGTTTGTTTGTCGAAATTTCAATCTCATTAAACATCACATCAATTCCATCAACTACTTCATCGACGATTGGTTGATTCTCTAAATATTCAATAACAATATTAAGTGCTTCAGGGTAACTTGTGTGGGCTGCTTGGAAATTGATGCCGACCAATCTCAAGACCTCATTATTGATGTAATGTCTATTTTTACCTTTACCTTTTAGAATCTCATGGTCCATTGATACATTATTCCAATCTCCTAATACGCATTTGGTTCCACTTTCCATATCATAGTGTAACCTAATCATATTATTGTGACTAAAGCTCTTGATAAATTCTCCTAGTTTCATCTTCTATAAAATTTCTTTAACGACAGTTTCAACTACGTTTGGTTCAGGTGTCAATTTTTTTGCTAAGTATTCCTCTGCCAGCTTTAAGGTGTCAAATCTCATTCTGTAACTATAATTATCTCTTATTTCAAAATAGACATAGATAAGGCGCCATTTTCTCTCTAAGATAAGGTATATGCGGTCAGTGATTTCACCAAAATGATTTATTTTCTTATACTCAACTATTTTGTAGCGAGGATTCTCTGAGCTCTTAAATCGGGATAGTAGATTCATTATTTTTCGTTCATTAAAAATTTATTTGAGATAGCCTTAAAGCTAATCTTGCGATTCATTGTTCTAAATACAACTCCTTTTCTGTCAAAACCGGGATTCAGCACTGATTTAGAGTCTGCGAAGGCTAAGCACTCATCGATGGTGGCCGGCAACTTCATTGTTAAATTAGTCAAGATTGGCACCGTATCTAATTGGAACTGGTGACGGAAAAGAGCCAGGAACATCGGTAAGCCATAATACTCTTGTCTATCAATATCGAAAGCGTTAAAGAATTTAACAGTCTGTCCTTTGATTTTATAAGGGTTGCCTTGAATGCCTTCACCAATCAACTCTCCTTGTAGAGCCATGTTGTGGTTATCATTGGCCCGTAACTTCTCCTCAATCTTCATTTCTCTGGCCACTCTCCATAGTGTGTTCTCTTTGGTCTCTAATAGGTCTAAGTTTCTAGAGCAGACACCAAACTCTCCATCCTTTAAGTAGAAAGTAATTGAGCTACCATCTAATTTCTCGGTCACATAGAAATCCAAACCCTCTCTTACCCATTCATCGTACTCCTTGCTCAGGTTTTGAACCCGCTCCTCGTCGGTTTTTCTCAAGAAGGAAGGAAATGAGCCTTTAACCAATCCGCTTAACTCGGCCGGAATTGGTGCTTCATACTTAACAATACCTAATAAGTCTGTCACATCTACACCTTCTTCAATGACTAGAGCGTCATCATAGGGTCCTAACTGCAATATCCCATTTTCCTGGGTGCAAGTGCCAATCTTCATCTCATCTTCTCCTTCTAAAACTGACAGCGGCAATAAAAGACCCTGACTTATTTGACCTCTTAACTTAATTGTTCTTAAACAGAAACCTTCACGGTCTACCATCTTCTTATAAGAACTCTTACGCAAGAACTCGAACTCCTCTTTAATTGGTAAGAAGGAGTCAATCTCACAGTAAACGCATAGATAGCCAGGTTTGTACTCTCCCTTTTTCACTACAACATCCCAGTTATTGATACGAGCCACCTCGATGGCATCAGCACCTTCAATCGGTCTAATACTGGCTACTTTTTGAATGCTTGCTAATTTTCTTTTCATGTTATTATTGTTTGTTAGGTAAATATAACTATAATTTCTGAGATAAAAAAATATTTGCTAACTTTCTTTCCACTTTTTATTGCGTTTAAGTTCCCAATACTCTCTATATTCTCTAACATTAATCATCTTAACGGTCCATTCCCAATAAAATGCACCTTCATCGTATCTAAACATGATGCACGCTGATGATGGCGTAATGTGACTGTCAATCGCCCGCTCCCATATAGTTTCAATGCTCTCTTTATCTCTTAGCAATTTACAAAAGTCGGCTAGTGACATCTCTAATACCTCAGGATACCATGTTAAGATGCCTGAACTGCCAAGCGGGCTAATATAACCCATGTTGTAGGAGACTATTTGTGCTTCTTTCTTCATTATACTGTCGGAATAGCTTTAATGGTGTTCTTGATGTCTGCAATCAGATTAATTAGGTCTATAACCGCGTCAGGCACTGGAAACATAATGTCCAACGCAGACTTTAACAGGTCGTATAGCATCTTACCGATTGCTTCCAGGGCTCCGAGTAGTTGATTCACCTTATTCGAGTTTTCAGTGATAGCATATAATGGATTTGGGGCCGCAGCTCCAGCACCAGCCACGATCACTGCCGGGATTGCGTTCGAGGCCGTCGCTGTTTTAATAGAGGCCTGAATACTCTTAATCTGGGCCTTTGCTGTCTTATAGCACATCTTTACGTCATTGATTTTATTCTCAATCTCAGTTCGAGCCTCAGTCTTATAGTAGTCAATCATATTATTGAATTGCTGCTTTCTCTCTACGGGGTCCTTTATCTCCTCCAAGGTCTTCTTATACTTTTCACCCACTATCTTCTCAACGACAGTATCGAAATCTAAGCCCGGTAAGTCTTCTCCTTCTACCAGTTTATTGATTGCTGTCTGCATTTGCTGTAATGTTGCCATAGTAACCTCTATTTTTCTTTATTATATGCTTATTTCTGAAATGGTTTCTCATATCTTGGTTTCACCATCGGCCAGATATAGGGAGCCGCATCCTTTCCGTCCCAGATTGCAAATAAGAGACTGTGATTTATTCCGGCCTTGTTCAGTGAGTTGACCCATAGGGCAAAGTCTCTCTTCTCAGTGAACTCTTCCCTGGCCTTCTTTACCATCTCTTCATGCTCTATCTTAATCTTATTAAAGTTAAGACGAATTGAGATTTCTAACCCTTCTACCCACTTATAGAATTCATCGGGGATGTTATCTAATAGCTCGTTGGGTAGTTTATCAAACTGTTTTAAGTTTTCCCAGATATCATAGGATGAGCACTGTGTCAACACTCTGTGAAGTTTTATATAGTCTTCAAACTTAATCTTCATCCTGAAATTGCTGGGATGAAAGCGTAACACATAACCCTCCTTGTTCTCCAGGTTCTTCTCTTTCAAGGCGTTGTACATGCCCTCACCAAACAGAAAGTATTGCTCTGTCTTTACAATATACTCGGGCTTAATTTCAGATTCAATAAAAATGGTTGTGGCTACGGTCCAGTTTAACTCTGTCCTCGGAATTGAAGCTCCTAAGAACACTAGTTTCTCCTCACTGTAATCAACTACTATCCTGTTCTCGGGGTAGATTATTTCACATAGATAGGTCACTGACTTCTTAAAGGCGTCAAGATTAAATAGTCTCTTGGCGATGGCTAAACCCTTTACAGCTTGCTCTGAGGTAAAACTACCACGAGTTGCCATTACCCACTCACCTCTTGTAACAGGTGTTGGCTCGTAATAAGGGTCGTTGAAGTCAGGTAACTTAGTCGGGTCAAAGTTTCGCTCCATGCCTGAGACAACGTTGTTATTGAACCAGATATTGTACCTCTCTTCGAGAGTTAAGCGCCTATCATAATAGAAAAGAATTCCTAAGGAGCCATCCATCTTCTCTTGTACGTAGACATAATCTCCTGTCACTGGTACTCGGTCTGCTACCTCTTCCCAGTTAAAGAACTTAGGAAACGGTCTAACAAGCACTTCTCCGGTTTCATGGTCGACCACCACGCCTCTACAAGCAAGAGTAATTGAATCCCAATACTTTTCATATTGGGTCTCTTGTGTGTAATTGTAGATGCTGAGAGGCAGGGTTGGGTGCACTTGTCGGCTTAACCAACCCTCGGCTACGTACTTGTCTAAGATTTCTTTGTTTAATTCCATCTATCTATAATTCTGATATGTAAATATAAGCAAAAAACCCGAGACTAAAAAATCTCGGGCTATTTATTTTCAATAAATTTAGATTTATTTTTCTATAATAATTACAGTGCCTTCCATTACACCAAAATTTGATTTCTCTTTGAATGAATATGTTGTAGGCTTAGTAGTAGTGTCCTTTTTAGTGAGAATCCATAAAGAACCAAGTTGCTCATCTCCTTTCCAGGTTACATTTACAACTCGGACTCCTTCTTCTAACTGAACTGTTTCTGTTCCACCATAATTTCTAGCGCTCTGATTTTCAGTGCAGCTATACTCAAGCGCCATGATTGTTAACGTTACAATCCATACTGCTAATAATTTTTTCATATTGTTTTTTGTTTAAGTGTTAATTAATTTCAAGAGGTAATCCTCCCAATCGCTATCAGATATTTCATCTGTATCTATTTGATACCATAGGAAAGCGTATTTATCATTTGTCATTCCTACTTTAGTTTCTTTAAATCCTCGTGATTTTAAATCTTCTATTCTTTTTGAAAATGTGCTCATAATGTTTGTTTATTTAATTACATTGTAAATATAAGCAAAAAGCCCGAGATTAAAAAATCTCGGGTCATTTATTTTCAACAGTTTAATATAAAATACAGACAACTCCTTTGCCGGCTTTTTTCGCCATCTCCATTGTCATTTTAGTGCCTCTCGAGTCTCCGTCCCAGAATGCAACTATAATATCGCTGTCTTCTACTATCTTTGCGTTTCTAATCGCGGCTCCTTTTTTACCGACGGACCAGTCTGGCTTGTGGATGATAGTGTTAATGCCATTATTTTTTGCGTACAGCTCCGCTAAAGTATCTGCACCCTTTGCTCCGCCACTGATAATACAAGTTATTTCCAGCTTATCTAGCGTATTTTTAAGGGTTTCATAATTTTCAAAATATCTAGTACCAACAACTCCAACTTTCATATTACTTTTATTTAAGTGTTAATCAATTTTCAAGCGGTATACAGCGTGATCAAGCGGTAATCTGCCCTCAGCATGCTCGTCACAAAGGGTTGTAATCCAGCCACTGGCTCTTGGTGTGCCTGGCTCTCCACATTCTTCACATGTCAAGTATGAAGCGTCCTCTGCTAATCGTATTCGGTTAAAAATGTCCTCGGAGCCTTCGTTAATGTAGAACCTTAATCCACCGAACTTCTCTTTAATCTGGCAAATCTCTCGGTTCCAGCCTAATTCAATCAGGTCCTCTATCAAGCGCTTTACAATTCCATACCAGCCATTGCCAACTCCGCATCTTGGGGTTAAAATTGCCGGTCTATCTACGAAATAGCCATTCTTTAAGCCTCCGATACTCTGTAAAAACTGTTCGAACTCCTGGTCAGTCATGTAATTTTGATTCTCTTTTCTCATCTTCTAGTAGTTGAATAGAACTCAAGTTCTTTGGTTGATGTATACTCTTGTCGGCTCACTATATTATCCTGTACTGTGCCGTCTGCGAACTTCACTACCACATGAAGCCGGTCCTGCTCATCTACGAATTTCTGGACCACTGCTCCCTTCTCTTTGACCTGTGAAACTGAAATGGTTACGAGTGATAGCAGCACAGCACTGATTAAAACTATCTTTTTCATCTCTTAATTATAAAATTTACGAAACAGCATTACAATATCCATTGCGTCATCGATCGCGTTGTGCGTTACCACATCTCCCAAGCCTGCTCGCTCTTTACATTTAGCCAGACCCGGCGCTGAGTCATCTCTCTGCCAATCAACGTATAAAACCGAAGGGTCCAGGGTTCTACCCCTAGCTTTAAGACACTGCTTCCATCTTGGTAAACGCTCTAAGAATTTGTTATCGAAGTTGGCGAAGTTCTTACCGGCTGCATTGAAATAGAAAGGCTTCATTTTTGAAGTTAGTGCTGGATATGTTTTTCCATTTACAACTTCTACATGTCCAGTCAGGTCCATTTTACCATCTAAAGCGCCTGCATCAAACAAGAACCTAAAGATTCTCTTAGTAACATCCTCTTCATAAAGATATTCACGACCAGTTCTAGTCTCTATCTCCTTGCGCTCCTCATCGGTTCTGGCCAACCTGTATTCTAAGATGTCGGCGATTAGTTGCCGATTCATGTTGATGGCGAAGATTTCTCCTTCAATGCGTTCTCTAATAATCGCAATCTCTAGCGTTGGCAGTTCTTCTAGAGGCTTAACATTTACAGTGTCCTCTACTACAATACCGATTGAGAGAGTCTGTGTGTTTTCATTATCGATACCCGTGGTTTCGATGTCAATACTCGCGTAAATCATATCTTATTTTCTGTATTATTCCAATTCCAAGGTTCTGGTGCTAATGAGGCTGCTGTCGCAATCTCTTCATCTCTACATTTAGTTAAAACTGCAACGTAAGAATTGCCTCTTTGTGCTAATAAAAGGTCTTTAACCCTTTCTTCTGTATAAGCTAACTTTAATTGCTTTTCTAATTCTGAAATATATCGCAGTACACTGATTGGTGTTGTAATATAATTTTCTTTAGCGTTTTGCTTAAAAAAGTTTAGGTTTTTTATTCCGGATTTTACTTTCATTTTATTGTTTTTTTACGTGGGACATTACACACTGTGATGTATTTACTCTCACCTTTTCTAGCTTTTTTAATCTCGGTATGGATGTCAGTACCATCATCTTCAAGTTTTTGCAATAGCTCAAATAGTCTTTCTTTTCTTTGCTCTTCTTCTTTACCACCAAAAATATAATAATCTAGCAAAGCGCCAAAGATTCCTGGCGGTACTGGTAAAAACCATCCTGCTAATAATATAATAAGGATTAAGATTGATATGGGTGATTCCATCATTTATATGTTCTTTATTATTTAAGTGTTTCCTTAAAATTTTCTTCACAAAAATAGTTAAGTGACCCATCAATGTCTAATCTTCCTGCCCAAAAACCAAGGCTGAACCAACCATCTTTTTTACATCTAACAAAGATTAATGTTTCATCAATTCCAATATCTTCTTGATTTGCTTCGGCTTTAATGAAGTAGTCGGTTGTTTCTCTATATAGCCAATCGCACTCACTTACTTCCTGTTCCCATTTGGATAAGGTTTCCTGGTCAATTTCGTTAAATGGGATGATTTCTTTTATTACAACTCTACTTCTTCGATTGGGTCTAATCTTACCATCATCAAAGGAGTAATATGTTTTATTTAGGATTGGTATCATTGTCTTGTTGTTTGCGTTTATAGTATCTGCATTTATGGCATTCGCATATATCTAACCTAAATCTTCCACATCCTTCTGCATAAATGTAACCCTCTGATATAAGATTCTGATACTTACCTGATAACTTCCACTTATTTAGAGTGTCTGAGTTAGTTATCCTTAATGTTCCGTATGCAATCATTTTCTTGTTGTTTAACTAATTCAATTAACTTATCAATACAAGCATTCTCTGCTTCTTCGTAGGTTCCATTATAGTTAAGATATTCTTTCAGAGGACTAATTCTATGTCCATCTTTGTTTATACTAAAAGAAAAGTCTTGACTACCTATATGAATAAGACCAGCTAGGTTATACTTCTCCCTAAACCATCTAAATACTTGTTGTTTTAGCGGAGCAGCAACAACCTGATTGCCCATCCAACCCTCTCTATTTCTACAACGCATTAACTCAACGCTTGGATTTCGGTAGAACCCAAAACACATTTCATCGTAATCTAACTCCTTCAAAGCTAATGCTTGCTCGTATGTTCCAAAATCATTTTCCATTATTTATAAATTCTTTGGCCTAAAGTCAGTTGAGTTAATAAAAATTGTCGTTCTGTTTAGGTATGCTCCTAACTCCGGCACAATGTGCTTCTTTATTCCTAGAAGCGCTTTTATTTTTGAACGCCCTTCGGGATCTAATACATTACCTCCTTCTACTGTTTCTACTTCGGTAAATTCATCCACGTTGACGCCCCATCCAAAGCCTCGCCATCCAGTGGCAACCATTTTCTTTACGCGTTTCACTCTAGTTCGTTCAATATCAGTGTCTAGATATAATTGCGGATTTTCGTAAACTGTACTAATAACTTCTGTTTCGAGAGTTTGTAGCACCGGGTTCTCACTAAAAGTAAATAGCATAGGTTTAACGTGCAAATAATTAATTGGATTATAATTACTCACTCTTAAATCTCTAAACACAAATTGTAGATGGTCGACCCTATTAGCTATGAATAGCTGAAGCGTGTCATCAAACACCTTTCTGTGAGTTTGACCATCATTCTTGATTATGTCAACAATCACTTGTTCTATATAGTCATACACTACATTACCAATATTGTCGTCCGAGTAGGTCATCATAGTTCTACTTTTTTAATTTTACCACATTTAATACATACCCAAGTTTCTTCTATCTTATTAGGCATTTCATCGTTTCGTGCCCAATCATAAACCTTTGTTCTATGATATGGATGCCATTGATGCATGCAACCCCACTTTGATAATAACTGCTTTATAAGTTCTATCATAATTTGATTTCAAAGCGGTTTAACATGTTTCCTAACGTAGCGTCAGGCACGTTATGAGTGTTAACACCACCATGTCTGTTCTCTACTATGACAGTGTGAACTCTATATCCATACTGAAATGCCATCTCCTTATAGGCTTTCATTTCCCATTCACGAGTAAAAGTGTTTGAGACGATGATTTTAGGCTTTTCAGATATCATGTATCTCTTGCATTCTGCTTGACACCATTCATGTGCCTTTGATAGTTTATCAGCATCAAACTGATACTCTCCATCTTGCATAAAATACATGTCTGCCTCTAACACCCAACCGCTTAAGATTGAGGCGAAGGTTGACTTGCCACTGCCAGGTAATCCTCTAACTAATATTAATTCTTTCATTATATCTTATAAACGTTTAATCAATTTAGTTTAATCTTCATTCACGGTACGATAGGGTCCATCATTTTTATACCCGTGATAATCCCAATCAATGTCCCCTTCAACCTCTTGTTTTCTATCCACCAACACTTTCATCGCGGCTTCGAAATCCTGGGTCTGATATGGTAGGATAGGCACTTGATTTTGAATGTACGCCATTGCTGAGTATAAGCCTTCATCGCCAAATTGTCTAATATGTTCTACTACCCAGTAAACGTCCTCTGAAACTACGTTCAGCGCTTGAGCACATGCATAGTAGAAGAAATCTCCTGCGTTTAATTGTAGTTGGAAAGTATCCGCTAGCAATCGCTTGTATGCTTCTAATTTTTTCATTTTCATCTTAGTTTTCTAATAAGTGATGGTCAAAATTTAATAAGCCTTTGATAGGTCTGGGTTCTAAGATTGATAGAACCTCTTCTAAGTTGATAGGCACTAACCCATTGCCATCAACTCCAACATCCATCATTTTACCCGGCCCAACTCTTAAATGATTTGGCAAGTGAACGTGACCGTGTAAGTGCATTACACCTTGACCCATATCTTGCCAGCTTGCAATTGGGTAGTGACTCAAGATAAATCTGTGCTTTGTTGCTGGAGCCTGTTTAGATTTCGCTTGCTCAACCACTGTTAAGTATCTGTACTCGCTAACGCTAGCAAACAAGTCTTTAATACCTTCCTTGTTGTTCTTGATGTGGTGGTCGTGATTGCCTAAGACCAAGTGAATAGTCTTACACGCAATTTGATTTCTAAAAGCGGCGATGGACTCAAAGCCTCCAAAGCTCCAGTCACCTAAGTGAATCAAGATGTCCTGCTCTCTAACCAGCCCATTGATATTATCGATCAGGTTAGCGTTCATTATCGCTAAGGAGCTGAAATCTCTAACATTTCGACCTGATTCATTTTCCCAATTAGTGGTCGCTGAACAGATATTAGTGTGGTTGTAGTGGGTGTCACTGGTAAAAAATAACCTCTGATCTTTCTCTAAAACTATTTTCATTGCTTGATTATTTAAGATAGGTAAATATAAACAAAAAACCCGAGACTAAAAAATCTCGGGCTAATTATTTTCAAAAAAAATTAATTTATTTTACGATCAGGTCTTTTCCAAAATAGGGTCTTAACTTCTCTGGAATCCGGATTCCGACCTCAGTTTGATTTAACTCTATTAAGGCCGCGAAGATTCTCGGTAAGGCTAAGGAGCTACCATTTAAGCTGTGAGGTAACTGACTCTTGCCGTCCTTGTCCTTGAATCTACATTTCATTCTATTTGTTTGAAAGGTCTTAAAGTTTGAGACCGAGCTGACTTCTAACCATCTCTCTTGGCCTGCGCTCCAGACTTCAAAGTCATATGTAATAGCTGAAGTGAAACCCATATCACCGCTACATAATCGTAGAATTCTATACGGTAACTCCAATGATTCTAACAGGTTTTTAACATGCTGAACCATTTCATTCAATGCAGCTTCGCTCTTTTCAAAGTGTACGATCTGAATGATTTCAACCTTTTCAAATTGATGCACCCGGTTTAAGCCTCTAACCTCCTTACCGAAAGAGCCGGCTTCTCTACGAAAACAGGGTGAGTGGGCTGTCATTTTAATTGGCAGTTCCCATTCCTTTAATAAGGTATCTCTATATAGGTTTGTAACTGGCACCTCGGCAGTTGGAATCAAGAACAGGTTATCTTCGGTGGCGTGGTACATTTGCCCATCTTTGTCTGGTAATTGCCCGGTTGCAAAGGCAGAGGCCTCATTTACCATAAAGGGTGGAATGTACTCAGTGTAGCCCGCATCTACGTTAAAGTCTAAGAAGTATTGAGTTAAGGCTCTTTGCAGTCTGGCGCCTTGCCCAATATACACTGGAAAACCTCTGCCTGTAATCTTAGAACCCAGTTCAAAACTCACCAACTCATAGTCTTCAATCAGTTCCCAGTGAGGTCTTAAACCCGGCTGGATGCCCAATGGATTCAATGAAGAATACTCGATCACATCATTCTCCTCTGCACCAGTGCCATAGTTTACTGTAATATCGGGTAGATTTGGTAGTAACACCATCCATCTATGGATCTCAGAGTTCAGGCCTCTAATTTCATCAATCGCGTGAGACAAGTCCTCCTTTGTAGAAGTAACCACCGTCTTAAGCACTTCAGCTTCAACCAGTCTCTTAGAGCCCACCAGCACGCCAATCTGCTTTGAGGCCTCATTGATGTTGGCTTGCATTCTCTCAACATCTATCTGAATTATTCTTCTACGATCGTCAGCCTCGAGAATCTGATCAACTAAATGAACGTCCTTGAAATTTCTAAACAATAATTTATCTTTAACCCATACTGGATTATCTCTGAGTGTGTGTATCTGTAACATTCTAATTAAAGCCTATTGATTTACCTTTTCTCTGTGTTTTATACTCAACCTCTGTTAAGTTATAGATTTCTGTTAGCGTCATTGGCTGATCGACAATCACCTTATAACCTAGTTTCTTAATCAACGTGTTTGCATCTTTGACTGATAATTTATCAAAGTGGTGCTCGGCGATTAGTCTACCTTTGCGTAACAGGGCCTCGTCTAGTTTCTTGTGGTCCATGTTAAAGGTTGCCACAATCTGTATATTCAGGATGTCTCCTAAAATTCCGTCGGTTAAGTTTAGGATGTTTGAGACACCTGCGTTACCGTCTAAATTCCTGTCTGTTATTACTCGTTCTGCGTCCTCAATGAATAGGACACTGTTTGCGTTCTCAATTAAGAAGGGTGTCATCTCCGGTGATGTAATAAAATCAACCATATAAGGCGCTACGAACATTACCTTCTTGTCCTTAATCTTAGAGGCTAAGTATTTTAAGTAGTGAGTCTTTCCAGTGCCTGGTTCTCCATGAAGCAGTACTAGGCCCTTTCCATTTTGCTGATTCAGATTCTTTAAGATCTTATCGTGAATTGGCATAAACCCTTCACCATAATTAAGCGACAGGTCAAGTTGCTGCTTTGGCATCTTAAAGTATTCTGTGTCATAACCGTGTGCGTTTTTGACCACAAGTGAAATATTGTTCTCTCTATGATTGCGCTTCTTTAAAATAGATTCAATGTAGTTGAAAATTTTGTCGTAGTGAATCTTGTCGCCGACGCCGTATATTGAAACATTTGGCTTTGTAAAATAATCATCATCCTCATCCAACATCTTCTTGAATTTCACAAGATTTAAAGGATCCAACTTAACTACTACTACACCCCAGCCAATACCATTGCTAGGGGTTTCTACCTTGAACTCTTTAATGTATGCTTCCTCTGAACACTTTGAATTGCTATGATAGAAATCCTGGTGATGAAGCAGCTCAAAGTCGTTTTCAATCAGCCACTGCTTTAATTTCTCGGGGTCGAAATCCCAGCCTGAAATGCTAGCATTATACTTAATTGGTTGATCGTACTTCTCAATAAAATATTGACCCGGAAGGAAAAAACCCGCATCATTAGTCTCGTACCATGGTTGGTGATTCTTCATTATTAGAACTATATGTTTATGGTTTATTATACTCGGTATATGTATTATGTTTATTTAAAGGCTTATTTTTTAAATTGGTCGAGTGTCATTACATGTACTGCATTTTATAACTCTATGACCTTTTTCTGCTGTTAAAATATAATTATGGTTGCATGTTCTTTCAGCTTGCCATTTAGCACCATCTATAAAACTATAAGGGCAATGAGGATAATTGCTTTTAAATTGATTATCCTTATAGTATTTTTTAGCAGCTTCTTCAACTGTTTCTTGAAGATTATGCCTTTCCTTCGCTTCTTTCAAGATTCTTTTTGATTCTTGCTCATCACAGTAATCACAAGTGTAATCGTCTGGTCTTTCGCAGGTGCATTTCATTGATTTATTTTCCATATTACCATTGTCTATGTTGCTGTGGTTGATTGCCAATTTTACTGGTTAATAATTTATTCATTTCTTCAGTTAAATCTGCATCTAACTTCTTGTCCATTTCTAAAAATACAGGTTTACCAAATGAAGAATCTAAACTATTTGGATAATATAAAAGTGTCGGATTCTTCTTTTGTATGTCAATGTCGGGGTATTGTTTCTTAAACTCCTGTATATCGAATCTTTTAGTAATAAGGTGATGACCGTTTTTTGTTGGAATGTTTGCAATTATCTTATTCCCTTCAGGTCTACATTTTGTGTTTATGTATTCCTGTATTTCTCTATCATATTGTTCATCATTATTATCAATATCTACAATCCATCTCTTCTCTTGAGTTTTGATTTGACCAACTACGGAATCAAAAACGTGCTTTTGATTGATTTGACCAGATTGAATACGACTGACAATCTCAGTAATCATATTCATAGCAACATCCTTGTGGTTCTGTTTCTGAATATGAATGTATGCTCTGGCCTTAAACATCTCACAGAGTTGCTGAATCTCTTCATATCTCTTCTCTAAGTATTCAACACTATCAATGCAGTAAGTTTTAATAGTTCTTACTGACTGGTGATTGTCGCGTTCTCCTTCAGGTTGGTCTTTCTTACGCTTAAAGATATACAGCATATAGAAGTCACCTTCATTATCGAAGTTTAAAAGAGGCTTAATAAGCTCTAGATTATTTATCATTGCCGTAAATTTCGTTGTAATATAAATATGCTGTTTGTTTATTTTCCATAATTTTCTATTTTAATTGCTCTACCTCCACAACTTGTTATCAATTCTTTACTCCAAAATGTACTCATTGGCAACCAATTCCAAATTAAATAGTATGTACCTCCTTTCCACTTTCGATAAAATTTATATTGCATAAGTGAAAATTCTAAATCGAATACATTTACTAGCCAATCTACGGTTGTTTTTTCCATGATTTGTCCTTTCTATTATATTTGTTCTTATCGCCGTGGTCTTTCTGAATCATCTTGCGTCTAACAATTTGTGCAACATGACGGTCAGTAAGACCATTTAATTTTGGATTAGGCTTGTTCTTTTTCTTTTTCATCTTCTTCGATGTCTGACTTTAATCTCTGTCCAATAAAAGGACCTACCATATATTCTCCAGGTAATAATCCCGCTTCTTCGCGTAGTTTAGCCTCGGCTTTAGTTAAACCAGTAATTACGTTACCGCTAAAGCTGTGTAATTGATAGTATTCAAAGTATTGAATCATATTTTTATATTTTAGATTAGGTAATTGAGTCTATGAAATTGATGGCATCATCTTCGTTGTCGAACTTTGTCTCCCATATCCATTCTCCTCCGAATAGTGGTATTGTGTAACAGTGATATACACCGTCAACTAATCTAACTTCTCCATGCGCTTCATGTCCGTAAGATATTTCATAAATTAATTCTCCATCGTTTACCATAATCGTGTTCTTTAATTGTGATAGGTAAATATAAGCAATTTCGGCGACAAAAAAAAATCCTGGCTAAAATATTTTAAATATATTTTTTGACCAGGATTTAAAAAGGACAGGATTGAGGTCCGGCATTTATTCGGCTGCGTACGCTATATCTCTTTTATCGTCTTCGACTTCTATTTCTTCCACTTACTATCTTCAGTGGCTTTCATTTCTTCGTCTACAATGAGAAGTTGACGGGTCTCTGTTATTTTACTTGAAGAAAACATTTCAAGTTGAACGAAGCTACAATTTACATCGTAAGAATCGCCATCTGCATGGTTGAGTTTTTGTTTGCTGTATCAATCCTTTAAATTCTTAATATTTATCAATGTATTTGAGAGTACCTCTCAACTAAAATTGTCTTGTCCATTATTTGCTCAGGTGATTCAATCTCTCCGCCAATAATTGATTTCATAATTGCAGGTGAGAAACCAGAGATTAAAGCAGTACCTTGTTCATCGAACTTAACTGGAACTCCTCCATTTCTGGACTCAATATTCCAGAACACAATCTGTGGCATTTTATAGCCAGCATCATCATACATTTGCTGAATCATTTGATGTGCAGTTGGACCCCATTCATCTCTATAGTTGCCAACTGCTGCGTCGAATTCCATATCCGATAGGATTAGAATTTTTGTTGGCATTTCAGCTTCACTTAATTTATGCTTAGTGGCTTGGTTTAAAACCAACTTAAAAACAGACTCAAGATTTGTGTTCATACCCCATGAGGCATTCGCTAACTGTGTGTATCTATCGTTTAATGAGCCACTTAATACCTGTAGTTCTGGTGTCTCGTGAAAAGTAATAAATGCATCTTTGAATGGTCCTTCATTTCTTTCAGAAATATACAGACCTAATGAGATTGCAACCATCATGCAAGTCAAGTTTGGATTATTGCCAGCTGGCGTTGCCATAGAGCCTGAAACATCTACGACAGGAAGAATCATTTCGCCGCCATTATTTTCCATCCAGTTTGGGAGAGCTTTCCATTGCTCAGTTGCAACCTTAGTCTCACCATGCTGCAGAGATTTTACAATATCGTAAGGGTACACTGCTCCCGCATTAATCTTCTCCTCTCCTTTTTGCAAGGCATCAATATAGGCTCCATAAGTTTCTGGAGTTCTTCTGCCAAATGCTTTCTGATAGCGAGAAGACGCTAAAGACGGTAGCTTACCAAATTCTATCTGTTCCCATTCACCCGCGCACATTTGAGTCTCAACCACCTTTGTCATTTCAACAAGTGTTTTGCGATACTCTTTTGGTGTTATCTGTAAGTGCTTTCTTAATCTCTCAGCATTGGCTCCTTTACGTGGCATCCACTTAGCACATAGAGAATTTTTATCCTCTAATAAAGCACGTTTAATTTCGTTTAGGGCTTCAGCTTCAGCCGGCGTACCAAATAAAACTAATAGGTCATCCCATCTACCAAACTCTGGAATGAATTTCACCAGCTTTGCCAGAGCTTCAGTGCGCTCGTTTGCTAAATATACTAAAATGTCTTTAAAGACTTGACGTTCTCCGGCTCCTTCTCTAACATCTCTGGCCCAGAACAATATTTTTAGGGCTCTTGTTGAATCCTCATTGAATGCCTTTGAGAAACCAGAGATTAAGCGCTGCTTATCTTGGCCTCGCATCGCTCCAATAGTAAAGAACAGGTCAACACACATGTTTAATGACGTTGAGTTGGTTGTCATACCATTCTCTGTCAACTGATCCTCTTGTCTTAAAGCGTCTACGAATTTCATCATTAATATATTTAAGTTCTGATATTATACTGGGTTATAGTGAGTTGTTTCACATTCTCTCGATAGATTTACTGTACTTCTCGAATCGTTGCTGAATCTTATCTAGGTACTCATCACTGTATTTTGAAACACTTACATAGTGTTCAATTTTGGACTGTCTAATCTTTTCCAGATCTGAAGAAATGATGTACTCATCTGAAGCATCTAACACTCTATGCGTTCTACCGCTTAGAGCACGGTTCAAGATTGATAGAAACGACTGCTCTTGTAACAGGATTCTATAGTGATCGTAGTTCATTCCTGTCATTGTCTTGTGATCCCATTTCTTGTACTCAAATAGATCTAACATAGATTGGAACATTTCATTAGATTTATACAGATTAAACATCTTATTGTTTAGACCCATAAATCCTGAATTGGTCGCAAAATGATTTGATGTGTTTGCGTAATACTCGTCATTCATCTTAGGTCCTAATTGAAAGCATACCTCTCCCATCATGCACTTGTCTGAATCAGCAAACTGATCTGCGCACGAAAAGTAGACTCTATTCGATAACAGATATAATAGCTCTCCGATTGGCTTCTCATTAAATAGAATGTCATCATCGTAAGTCAATAAGTAGTCAACTCCTTTTTCGTGGAAGAGGTAATGATATAGAAGTAGGTGATAGATCCACTTCCAGTCTTTAAACTTTTCAACGCGTTCAACACCTGCCTCTTTTTTCAGAGCATACTGATCAAAGAACTGATCTTCGTAAATAGTAAGACTGTGGCCATTTAAGTCTACATAGTCTTTTGCTAAATCGAGAAAGTGTGAATCAGTCTCTTCGTTGATATTGATATGGAATTCTAAATCATAATCATTCAGCTTTTCACACAGCTCACAGATAGCGACGAATTGCTGCTTGCCAAATTCTCTCCAGCTTCTTGCAACCACCAGTTTTCCATGATCTCTTGCAACCTTGTGCTGTTTTCTAAACGTACTCTGATACATTTTAATTAGATCTCTCAGGATAGTGTTTACCTTTGTAATGTTTAAGGGGTGAATCAACGAGATTCCAAGATGTGGAGTGTGCTTTAAATAGTCTTCTACGTTAGATTCTGTAAAATTAAAAGTTATAGTGATGTGTTCCAGCTCATGATGAATTCCTTTTACTGGGATCCCATTCGCTTTAGCCCATACCAACCACACTGTCTCGTCACATAAAAATTCTTTCTCTGCACAGATCTCAGCGTACTTAATGTACTCTTCATTAACGAAAGTCTTGGGTTGATATACAAAGAAAGGGCTCACTGACCAGACTCCGTTCTGTAACCAGTGTTCAAATTCTGCCTTGTCTAAACCCGTCTTATCCACTAAAAAATCAATGTATTCTTCTTCCGGAACCAAAAAGTTTAGGTCTTTTCTTCTCTTCCAAAAAGTCTCGCCTGCGTTGATAATGTCCTCGATAATCAGTACGCCGGTATTTTCCTTGTACCAGTTCTCGATGTTTTGATATAGGTTGTTCTTCTCTCGACTATGAAAAAACATATCCGAGTCTACTACGACCACCGTCTCGTAGTTTTGTAGGATTGGGTGTGAAGTGACCTTGTATTTAACAGCATCCCACTTTTTAAGCTTGATAATGTTATCTTCGTGAATAATGTGTCTAAATAGGTACTTTGCATACTCGTGTCTCTCTTCATCGACGAAGATGTACACGTCAGATTTCTCTAAGATATCAGTGTACATTATTTGTGAAAGTAGCGAGTGATATAAGTAAGGCATATAGGCCTCAGTGCTCCATGTCTGATACACTGTCACCATAGACTTTTCGCCCTTCGAGTGTATCTGTGTTTTGGGCTCAGGCCAGTGATTAAAACCTATTTGCTCAGCAACCCAAAATTTGTCGTCGGTATATCTCTTTAATTTATTCTCCATGTGTATTTCTAAATTCTTTTTCTACTATGCGTAAAAACTCTAAGCATGTTGGGTTAATTCGGCCAGGACCTGATAGCGGGTGAATCATCGCTATTTTTTTATTGAATTGATGAAGATCTGCGTATCTTTGAAAATCTAATCCTTTAAAATCCAAGCATACCTCAACATCCATTAATTTGTTTTGCTGAATTGCCGAGATTTGAACCATACGCGCAAGAGACCACATTAACCAAACTGTTTCGTCACAGAAAAATTCTTTGTATGCACAAGTGATTGCGTACTGATAGTATTTTGGGTTAATAAAAGTCTTTGGATTATAGATGAAAATTGGGCTAATATACCAAGTGTTTTGATCTAACCAGGTTTTTAAGAAGTCTTGATTTAATTTTATCTCCGTGTCGAAGAATTCAATATAATCTTCGGCTTTCACATTCTTATTCAGGCCTTCCTGTCTGGACCAGAATGTATCTTTTGCCGAGATATTAGAGTCTATTAAGATGACATCATCTGATTCCGTGTAGTGCTGTTCTATGTTCTGGTAGAAGTCCCTCTTTTCTGTTGAATAGAAGAACATGTCTGAGTCACAGACTGCGACAGCGTTATACTTATGTAATACTGGATGACACGTAACCATGTATTTAACAGCCATCATTCTTGAGACCTTAATGAAGCAGCTCTCGTCTACCAGATTTCTAAAGACCCACTTTGCATACTCATATCTTTCATCGTCGATAAAAATGTACAAGTCTGCCTTTTCGTTAAGGTCAGTATACATTATCTGTGACATGATAGAGTAGTAGATGTATGGTAAGTATCCTTCTGTGCTCCATGTTTGATATACTGCAGCAACTGGCTTATCTCCCGTATTCTTAAATGGCTTCTCCATGCCTGGCAAATTCTCAAAGCCAAGCTGCTCAGAAACCCAAAACTTCTCATCAGTATATATGTGTTGCTTATACATTCTGTATTATTTTTATTTTTTCTTTTAAGTTCTCAACATTTACTCTCTTGCTCGCACCTATACAATTATATAGGAATCTAACTTCTCTCTCATATTCAAAGCCCGGTAAATTGTCTTTGTACTTTCTTTTATCTGGGCCATAATGTTTAAACTTGTCCCATAACTCGGTGGAATTCCATATTCCAAGAGGATTAGTTTCATCGCTCCAACTATCTTCTTTGCATAACCAAATGTCTTTGATTAGCGGTGAATGCGAAACTTTGTACTTTCTCAGTATCTGTTTTAACAACTTCTGCTCTGCGTAGATGATTAGCCTATTATCCTTAATCTGCATCTCTGTCCACTCTTCCATTAACTGAACAGACGTGGAGGCGTAGAGCTTTGTTACGATTGGAGCGTTAAATGTTAAAAATGAAACGTTAATTGCTTGCTGTGTTGTTGGAAATAAATCTTTAACCAGTGATGTTTTCTTCAACTCCGTTAGGTACCACTCAGTGTCTTCTAAATAGTAGTCAACGCCATTTTCATCATGTGAATATACAACGTCAGCTTGGCTTCTCTCTTTATCTAAATTTTTGAAGGCTAGCCAATCATTGTCGATTATCGTAACGGGTCCATTGATGGAGTTTAAGATTTCTAATTTTGAACCAGCCCAGAACACTCTCTTGTCGATAGTCTGTTCTCTGCTTAAGATAGAGGTATCAATCAGATCCCATAGATCTTCTATTTCCAAATACTTAATCAAATCATAAGTAATCTGATCGCAGTATAGAATTGCGGTGTCTGTTGGATGCCATTTTCTCCACAAGGACACAGAAGCCACTAGATTTAAAATATTAAATCGTTGATAAAAATTAAAGTCTGCTTGAATATTTTCAAGAACCCAAATTGTTTTCATTATTTAATGCTGTATTTTTTCTTGTACTCTTTAATTTTTTCGTCGTTCGCTCCAACAGAAATAGCCTCTAACACCCATTCTTTAGGGATTAGAGGCTTTCTCTTAATTGTTTCTAAAATGTCGTCGACGTGTGTATTTTCGTATACCTTTATTAGGCACTTCTTACTTCTTTCTGAAGTTCTATACACTATGATGATTGACGGATATTTGCTTAACACTATTCGGCTTCATTATTTTCTATTTGGTCAATGATAATTCTCTTGCCTCGTAGAATACGGTTCTTGATAGTTTGTAATGGTAAATCGTACTTTGCAGAAATATCTTCGTACTTCATGCCATTGATTAATCTATCTATAACAATTTCTCGGTACAACGGTTTCAAATTTTGAATTTGCTGAAGGCACTGTAAGTATTGATTCTCTAGCTCTTGATCTTCATCTAAGAAATCTTGTTCTGTCTTGTATTCTGCGTCTTCTAGTAAGATAGACAAGTCATCGTTGATTGTTCCGCCATCTTCAACTTCAATTCCAAACTCAGATAGCTTGTTTAGAGAAGTTTTCTTGTTGCGTTCGTTGATGAAACCTAAACACTCGTTAAAAGCAATTCTATACAACCAAGTAGTAATTTGATATTGTGGATCGTACTGATCAATCTTGGTCCACATCTTAGCTAGAGTATTAACTAACACGTCATCAGTGGCCTCCTGGTCTTTTATAATCTTGTAGATGTAAGAGCGAAGACCTGGTTTAACTTTACGATATAGGACAGTGAAATCTTTTTCAGAACGTGTTTCTAAATAGTTTTCAGTTAATTCTCTATAGGTTAATTGCATAGAACAGTATTTTATTTGTTTATTTTTTATTGATAGGTAAATCTAACTATAATTTCTGACAGTAAAAAACTTTTTACTAATTATTTTACAAAAAAATAAAATTATTTTGAATCTTCAATGTCCTTGAACAGGGCCATGATATTCTCTAATGATTGTGGCTTATAGCCCCAGAAATCACATGCAACGTTGACCATTCTTTTCTTGTGATCGGTCTTGTACTTGGCGTTTGGAAAGCCAAAGAAGGAGTAGGAGCCCGTTGATTTGTTTGGCCACTCCATCAATGGCCAATAAGAGACTGTTAAATTATCCTCATCGGCCGTAAAGACGTGTTCGATAACGGCACAGCCCTCTGGCATCATCTCCTTATCCTCTAACTCGAGTAGAGGTGCATCTATCTCACCAGGCACAATGATAATAGTACCGTTTAAAGATGTCAACATCTCCTCGGCAGTGGTTGGATCCCATGCAAAGTTACCTAACACATACACTATATCGTCCTCTCCTACAACCTGGTTCCAGTTTGCTCTTAGAGTCTGATCCATGTGTTCAACGTCATGAAATGGACGCTTAAAATACTTGATTGCGCTTGGACGACCAAACTGCAAGTTACCCGTGAAGAATATTTTCATTATACAATGACAAATTTGATATTGAAGTTTTCCCAGAGACCCTCTAGAAATTGTTGTTCAGCTATACCATTAACTGACTTTGCAATCTTTGAGTCTTGTGTAGTGTCAATAAACATATACAACACAAAATCATAAGATGTAGAGTAGATCATACATTGACCAAAGCCAGATCGAAGATCCGAGCCTCTTTCACCTTTCTTAAACTCAATTGCAATTCTAAGATCTTGCGTCTCTACAATCATATCAGGTCTATTTGCAGTTCCCATGAATTGCATGTGATTGATTGTAGTGTTAACATTACCTTCCCATTTTAGCATGGCCTTGGCTTTTTCTTTTGCCAAGGCCCGGCTAAAATCTTTCTTCTGCATTACCCATTCTGTTAATGCGTCCAATAAGTGTGGGTAAATAAAATGCTTGATCTTATCCTCTGACTGTGTCTTGTAATTAATAGTCTTAAACACTTCTTGTGTTGAAACACCTTCGGTGATAAAGTCCAGTAATTCAATTCTGCTCTTAGACTTGCTCGACAGTTTCATTGTTGACTAGTTCAGTAGGTGTTGTCTCTTCATCAATCTTAGAGTCTAGCTCTGCTAATTCAACGTGTAAAGATTGAATCTCCTGGTTAGCTGTTGCCATTGCTTGCATTGCAGTTGTAATTTGAGCGCCAATGTTGGTTAATAAGCGAACATATAAACGAGCTGACTCAATGCCTGTGCTCTGAACGGCTGTTAAGGATTGATATAGGGTGTTGATGTCAACTTGACGTAACACTACTACAGCCTGAGTCTCCTTGTTAACTTTTTGCTCTGCTGTAATACGATTTTTTTCATCATGTAAAGAATCGCTTAAGTTGATTAGGACTGCAGCGTTCTTCATGTTCCATGTTACATCTTGATTTAAGTGCTTAAGAACTCGAGTGATGTTTTCTACTGATTCGAAATCAACCTCGTAAGTACGTTGTGATAACTCTACCTGCTTTTCAGCTGCTTCTTGCTCTAATTGAGTACGTAATGATTGTAAATCTTCAACTGTGATAGTTGCTTTTTCTGTGGTCTTTTTAGATGCCATATTGTATTTAGTTTAGGTATTATATATTGTATTTACTTTTTGTTTCATTGGGTCATACCAGAAAGTTCGGCCGTTTCTGTCCACCACCTTCGCCATCATCGGGTTACCATAACACAGGATAAACTCATCCCAACTCTCCATCATCTCCTTATAAGAGCCGAAAGGATTCTCCCAGTCTCTTAACTGTCCGCCACCTAACTTATAAGCTTGCATCGGCGCCCAACGGCATAATTGATAAATTTCAGGATGATCTGTAAGCGCTTCTCTGGCCGAGATGAATGGGTCAACGTTGACTCTGTACAAGATTTCAGCCCTTAAATAGTTGCCGATACCATTGAAGTATTTTTGATTCATTAACATCTCACAGATAGGACGATCAAACTCTTTACGGCCTAAATTACTGGCAATGTTTCTGATAAAGTCTTGAAACTCGGTGGTTGGGTCAGGGCCACGATCTGGACCCCATGAGCCCCATTTCCATTTACCAAAGCGTCTCACATCTACAAAAGCCAATGAGCCTCCTTCAGTTCTGAACAGTAAGTGTGCGTGTTTCTCATAGACACCGTCATTGACCCATTTAAAATGACCCGACATACCCATTGTCATCATCAAGGTTACTGGGGTACCGCTCTTAAATTGAAGCCATTCATCTATGATTATTGGTGAAATGATTAGCATCAATTCTTTACCTCGACTCTGGGCCTCAATGGTAAATGGCATCTTAAAGTCACCTTCAATATCAGGACATTTATGCGTTGGATTCTTCTTTACACCATAAAAAACTTTACCTTTAGCCGAGTGATTAATGAAATCGGCCGTCAATTTTAATTCTGCTAATTCTGGCATGTGTGCTCTTTAAGTTAAACCTTCAAACCCGGAAAGACAATCCTTATATTCTACTTGTTGCGTTTGGTTTCAATAAACTGATTAATAATTATTTTACTCAGACTCCATGAGACGTAAGTGACGAAGATGGGCCACAGGGCAACAATTAGTATGTGGTCAGTGAGTGAAAAGTCATCTACTCTCTGATCGACCTTTGCCGCTTTAATTTGAATTAGCTGGGCTCCGAAGGCAGCGGCTACCCCAATCCACAGATAGATTAGTATTTCATGCATAGTGTAATACAGTTAGTTAGGCGTAAGTGATACTGGTCAGCGGTGATAGAGATACCATAGTGAGTGATTCTTTTCATTGTCAGCGCTCTTTCATAGATTCGGTCAATAACCAATTCCTTCGCTTCATCGGTGCCAGCCCAGTCATTGTATAGGTGTTCATGCCCTACTACTTTAGTCGGGTCATATTCCATATTGACTTCAAATCTGCGCTTAATTAATTCATCTCTAAGAGCATTAAAGCGAAGGTGAATGTATTTTAGTTTGTTATAGAAGAATAGCACGTGACCAGTGCCTAAGGTGAACTGCTTAGGCAGCCTGCTTTCAATCACAGGCTTCTTTGTTGCCAGCGCTATAGTTCTAAGTATCTCTCGATACTCGGCGACAAGATGTTGGTCACAAAGAGCCGAAGGAGGTATAGTTGCATTAATTCTTGTCATATATTAATTATAAAACGGTGACCTCTTTAATTTTAGAAATAAATTGAAACTCGTGCCAATCTGGTTGTATATCAATGTCTAAAAACATTCCGTCCTTTGTCATAACTTCGTCGTTCGCCGAGACTTCGCCGAAAACCATGTCTTTCTCTAGAAAGTTAAAGATTTTCTTGTGAATAGACCAACATTTTTTCGAGTCGCCTTTAATGAAGATTTTAAATGATGCCATTGTATGACTAATATTTTTTTAGTATCTATTTGTTTAAATCGTAGGGTCCCCGGCGAGCATTTTAATTTTACCGCATCTTGAACACTTGTGCTCATCATAACTTTGGTGTGCTTGTGTTCTGTGACCGGTCTGTAAGTTTTGTGCTACGATCGGAGCGCTGATTATACAGTCTTTTTTAGTGTTGAAAGTTCTTTCATACACATGCCCTGTAAAATAGCAGATTGATTCGTTTAGATATTTTTTCAGCATCATCTTCTTTAATGTTATAGGTAAATATAACTAAAAAACCCGAGACTAAAAAATCTCGGGCTATTTATTTTCAATAATTTTTTTAACTTACACGGTATGGTCAATTCTAACCCTAACGCAACTTTGGGGTTGACCTTCATTCATAAAGAAGTTGTTCAAGTATCCCATAATGTTAGCACTGCCAATCGGGTTCGCAGAGTGTACATAGACTTTCGGGAACAATATACCTAACAACCTCTTGCTGCTTCGACTAATCAGCTCTTCATCTATGTGATAGTTATCATAATAGTGGTCCACTAGCCACTTAGCGCAATCCATTCCTGTCTTCTCTAAGATATTGTCATAATCTATCTTGTAATTATGACGCACGTTAGTGTAATACTCTTGCATTGCAGTATCGCCTAAGTCGTGATCGAAGGAAATCATCTCAACGTTCTCAAGCTGAATATACTCAATGGTGCTAACAAACTGTTCAAAATTTCTCACCACCGTCCAATCCTTATCGACCGGGGTTCTAACATCATCTAAATAAATTTTAATCTTTGCCATTTTACTTTTTGTTTGTTGGTTGTAGCCACAAGCCGTTTGTGAATAAAACATCGGCCACCACTCCTGGCACCTCTTCTTCAATCACGAACAACATGCCTAAGGTAGTAACTGTATCGTGATGAAAACACTTGGTTAGTTCATCTCTTATACGGTCCTGACTAACTACTAGTTTCATTTTATCCCATGCTTCTCGCTGAGAGATAGCGGCCTGTAATTTCTCATCCATTAAGAAGTTCTTCGTCAATGCGAATCTGAAAGCACGCAAGATACGCAATGGGTCATCCATTAACGTAATCATTGGGTCCGTCGGGGTTCTTAGTACTCGATCAATAATGTCCTGCCCTCCACCAAAGGGGTCGATCAGGGTTCCATCCTCGGCCTCGGCGATAGCGTTGACTGTAAAGTCTCTACGAATCAAGTCATCTTCGAGAGTGCCAAGTTCTAAGATTGGACGGCGAGTTCCTTCTTCGTAGCCAACTTCTTTTCTAGCCAGCACAAAATCTGCCACCATGCCTTCATTTACATGACCCTGTGGAAACTTGGCCCGGATTGTAAAACATTCTGGTGTGCTTAGGAAGATAGTGAAGCCATGGTCATCTAACCAATCTGTCATGATCTCGAAGCCCTCTGCTACGGTTCTCTCATCATCTAACACAAAGGTAAAGTCAATGTCCTTTGACTCTAATCCCATTAAGCGGTCTCTAACACAACCTCCTACGCGGTATATTTTCGGCATCTTCTTAATGATTAAATTGTTTCATGAAGATGTGTCTTCTCCATGATGAAATTGATGGTTATTTTAACCCTAGCAACAAGCTCTTGAGTAAGACGATACTTCTTTGCGGACTGTAATATGTCAGTATATAAGTAACCGTCCCAGATACCATATAATGAGTTAGTCAAGTCATTAAACAGGTCTTGCTCTGTATCTATTAAGAAATCTTCTACTTGACGAACGGTCGTAGAGTGATACTTCATCATCTCTGCGTTGAAAATTTCATGACGGTTAAATTTTTGAAAGTTCATATCTGTTTGTTATTGTTTGATAGGTAAATCTAACAATAATTCCCGAATAAAAAAAATATTTACTGAATTATTTTCAAGATTATTTAACCTCATTAAAAAAGTGATCGGTTTTACCGGCCAACTTTAACTTGACACCGTCTCGGTACGCATAATTACCAATGACCGAATCACAATCATACTCATAACGTCGATACTCAGTTTGACCGTCAATGTGAATAGCGTAAGGCTTTGGCTTAGTTAGGATAACTATAAATGAGTAAATCGCTAAACTTAGGCAAAACGCTACTAAAATTTTTTTATACTTGCTCTGCATACTCTTCTAATTTAAGTTTTTTAACGTGTTTACAATCACCTCTATGAAATGAGGCGCTCGGGCAACTACAAGACCACTTGCCGTTCTTATTAGTGACATCGTAGACGGTGCCGGGCTTTGAGCCTGCAACTTTCCAGCTCTTATTGATTGCTGCTGCTTTTTTAGGCTTCTCTAAGACACTTGCGCTTGGGGCCTTATTAACTATAGGCAGCATTACTATCTGCTCTCTGGTGGTGCCCTCTGGAACCCTGTGCCAACCCGGACAAACATAGGTTCCAGAGGAGAGACGCAATAAGGCGAACACTTCACCATAATGCGGGTCTTGTTCAATCTCAATCTGCATTACTTAGCAACTTTAGTCATTGGAACATACTCGCCATTGCGATAAACATGAGGAACTCCTTTCATCATGATGTAACCAGCTCTAGCAACTCCGGTTTGTTCGATTGAGCGTTCTGCATTGTGACGCACTTTCTCAGAGGCTTTCATTAATTCCTCAAATTCCTCTTTAGAAATTCTGCCAAATTTTACGTCGTCTTGCTTCTTTTTTGCCATGATAAGTATTGTTTTTGTTTGATTATTTAAGATAGGTAAATCTAACTATAATTCCCGAATAAAAAAAATATTTACTGAATTATTTTACCAAAGATTTCAAACTCTTTAATTAAATCTTCGGAGTATCTCTCGTCGTCTGCTACATAGTACTTTACGACATAGTCATAAGAATCACTGACATTATATCTTGCCATTACGGTTGCTTTAGTTCCGTCGGGCTTTAATGAAACTACATCACCGACATTATACTTATAATGACGTACAGTGTCTGGTTTGCGTTCACCACATGAAGAGAGTAATAGGGCGGTAAGAACCGCAAAGATTTTAACTGTTTTCATTGTTTCTAATTTTTTGAATTGCTGATTCTGGCATGGTTCTAACACAATACTCTACAATATGCTTTAAGTCTGTTAGGTGCATCACCATCAAGTCTAAGCGATATACTTTCCCAGCAGGGCTTCTATCGATTTCAATCTCTTCATTATACTTATTCCATACAGTGTCTGCGAATCCTTTCATACAGTCGCGTTTTATAAATTCGTCTGCCACGTCTTCTCCAAGCCTAGACTCTAATTCCATCATCTCACGAGGAACAGAATGTTGAAATCTGAGATATGAGTTTTCTAAGATTTGACCCTGCTTAAAGTTTCTAAGAGTCTCTAAAAGATCTTGATTGATGTCAAGTCCTTGTGTGTTAATTTTTGGTGTTTTCATTTTTCAAAATAGAATTTAACTGTGATTGGTTTTATCTCTATTAGACCATAATCTAGGGCTAAGTTAAAGTTAGGAGTATCTCGCGTTAAGCGATTAATTGATGTTTGCACCTGATTTCTAAACTGCTCCAGAGTCCAAGTGCTTTTCCAGCGATTGCATCTTGCACAACTTGGATTTAGATTCTCAACATCATGTGAACCTTTTTTAATGCCACATCTAAGTGCCTCTTCTTCGGTAACAGTATGCCAATGTGGTTGAATGTGGTCAACCTGCATCTGTTTGACTGTGATTTCAGTGCCACAATACGCACATCTACCATCGTATTTAGAGTGAATTAGGGCTCTATCAATTTTCATCTTAGTACTCATAATTGTCATGGTCTGGTAAAAATCCGTTATCATCTAATGCCTTGATAATAGAATCCATTGCAGTTTTCATATCTCGGGTTGATTCATTAAAATGACGCGTTAAACTGTCAGTCGCATTGTTCTTACCTGCTTCATACGCATGGTGCATTAATAGATTAACATAGGGCTCAGTGAAACCGAAAGTTTCTCCAGACCTAAAAGTTTTTAGCTTATCATCTTTTAGATTCTCAATCTGCTCAATGCGGTCCATCACCGCCATTTTTAACCACAAAATATGTTGGCCAACTTCCTTTGGAGATGGTGTTAATTTCTTAGCATCTTCCATATTTCGTTCACGCATAATTTCATACGCAGATTTTTCTTTTGGTGGTTCAATGTAAGTTTCACATTCGGTGATTCGAACTTTAACCGACCTACCTACCATCCAATCAACTTCTTCATCTGGAATAGTTCCTTGAATAAAGACTTTAGTTTTCGATTTCACTGTGACAATCTTACCTGTTGGTATATGTTTTACTTTTGAACCTATTACGATTTCCATTGTCTTCTTATTTAATTGTTATAGGTAAATATAACTAAAAAACCCGAGACTAAAAAATCTCGGGCTAATTATTTTTAAAAAAATTTCAATATTTTTTCTTTAATACCTGACTGCTTAATGCCTTCATCGCTTTGAGGTGTCCAGACAAAATTTTGAAGACCCCACTCTCTATCAAAGGGACCGTAACTACTATTAGCAACATGAATTCCCATGTGCAAATCATCAATCGCAACCCAATGAGTCACCTCCGGATGTCTGCTTAACCAGTCCAAGATTTCAAAATGTCTCTCTTGTTCTAGGTCTTCACTGCGAGTCCACTTAAAGTTATCGTAATCTGGAATCCTACCCTCACGTTGTAAATCTGAACAGTAAGGCGTAAAATCAATCGGCTTCTTAATAATGCCCTGTGATAAGTAGTATTCTCCCATCTCCTCGACGTCTGCCCATCGCTTCCAATCTGAACTAACTACGATCTCAGCTCCAGCCGCTTCCAGAATCTCGTTCAGGACCTTAACCGCCTCCTTATTAAAGTCATCATATCTAGACAGAACTGGCAATGACATGATTGATTGACTCAATTTTCTACGTGCTTTCTCCTGTTTCTTGTGACGAGTGCCCCATTCGCTAGAGAGACAAATCACACCGTCATGGTCTAAAAATATTACTTTCATTTTTTTCTGGTTATATTAAGATGCTCGTAATTGTTTAACTTGTTAAATTGTCTTTCAATTCTATACAAGTGATTCGGTGTTAGGCCGAACCAAGGGTCTGAATGATGAAACTTTGCAAACTGTTCAGGCAACATATCTGAATCATCGTCTAGGATTGCATAGTCTTCAACCTCAGGATGTACAGCTAACCAGTCTTGAATCTCTTCACCTCTTAGGCTTCTTCTCTCACCGGTAATTCCAACATAGGTTCCGGGCTTGAAGCCAAGTCTTACCAGGGCCTTTTCCCATCGTTCAGGCGCTGATACGTAAACGTTCTCGGCAAAATGATTTTTCCAAACCGATGAGATACAAATCTTCGTGCCAGTTTCATTACACCATCTACTTAACCATCTCCACTTTTGAGGACAAGTTTCCTCTGCCAATCTTTTAAATTGATAATCAAAGGTGTAAAAATCTCTAGGTGTTTTGTAATCTGCCATAGAAACTCCTTTGGATTTGATTCCAAGTATTTTTCTAAATAGGCTCTTTAAATCCCACCACCATGTGATTGGTTTTCGCCAGCGCCTTTCATGCCTCTGTTCATAAAAGGCTCTGGAATTCATAACACCATCGATATCTAAAAATATTACTTTCATTTATGCTTGCTTTAAGCGTTTACGAATTTCTTCAAGTGTTGTATAGTTTTCAAATTTACCATCATTATAAATAGTTTGAAGTTCTCCGTTACCTTCGGAAGTCCAAGAAACTTTATCAACTAACATATATCCGTTTTCGTTATGCTTAGTCACGCATAATAAACCCGTTGCTGATTTTTTAGTACCATCATCTGTGATTGGGTCTTTGAAGATTTCACGGCCTTCGGGATTAAAATCACCATCAAATTTAGGTTTATTTACCTCAACGTACGTTGCTTTCATTGCGAATCCGAAAGTATCGCGAGTATTATATTGATATGTAAATGAACCAATACCAAGAACTACGTTTGTAGATGCAAATCCCTTAGCTTCTAATCGAGCGCAGATTTCATTTGCTCGGTCGATTGTAATTGAGTCACCATAAATAGCTCCGATATGAGGGTCAAGAACTTTGTAACCTTGTTCGTTTATAGTTCCACCAAATACGTCCCAAAGTAATTCAATAACACCTTTATATGAAGGATGTTCTTTTTCTTCATCAGAAACTTTACGAATTGACGTATTCATTCCACAAATAATATCGGAAGGGTCTCCTGAGTCAGGACGAATAACTACTTTACCGTCTCTTGCTAAAATCTCTTCTTTAAGAGTAACAATATGTTCAGTACAAACTTTCCATAAATCCCAAGTATCTGATACGATTGAAAGAATTCCTGTTGGATATGTTTCCATCAAGTTTCGGAATGTTCCAACCTCATCTTCTTTAGATCCAGCACACATAACTGAGTGTTCAGTTGC